AGTGGCTGCAGATTTTTGTGACGCTGCCGCATTCGTTTCTGACGTTTTCGCGGCACTGGCACTGGTAGCTGCCGCGCTTTTTGAGGACTCTGCAGCAGCAGCACTTTTCGATGCTTCACTGGCCTTTGTTGATGCCGTTCCTGCGCTGGAAGACGCTGACTGAGCCGACGACGCGGCCTGTCCGGCTGACGTGCTGGCTGCGCGTGCTGAGCCTGCAGCATCAGTCGCATGGGTTGCCGCCTCACGGGCTGATGTGCTGGCATCACTGGCTGACTTCTTCGCGGCTGCCGTGTTCTGTGCCACCACGGACGCGTTACGCGCCACCTCTTCCACCATCAGTTCAAAACGGCGCAGAGCCTCCGGACGGGCATCATCCTCCGTCATGGCACCGAGAAAATCATTCAGCGTACCCGGTTGTGAGTCTTCATACACGGTGATGATCCCGGCATGCGATGGCGGGAAGCCTTCCACCAACAGAATAACGCTGTACTGACCGTACTCAACGTCCATGCTGTAACGCCCGGCTTCATCCGGATTTTCAGATGCCACCGTGTTCACCACCACCGTGGTGCTGTTACGTTTTGCTTTCAGCTGGATTGTGCAGTTCTGTACCGGTTTACCTGCACCGCTTTCAGTACACCTGAAATTTTTACTGCCATATTCACCCCACAAAAAAGCCCGCCTGAACCGGCGGGCTGTCATAACACTGTGTTACCTGGCTAATCAGAATTTATAACCAACACCCACGATGAACCCGTCAGTGCGCCAGTCACCACTGCCGGAGCCTTCATAAGCGACATCAATGGCCACGGATTCGGTCGGGTTAAACTGCACGCCAGCTCCCCACGCCAGAGACGTGTTGCTGTGGCGACCGTCATCACTTCCGGTCAGCACATCGTGCTTTTTCCCCTTGTTGTCAGTTACGCGGAGATAATCCCCGGAGAAAGTCGACACACGGCTGTAAGCCACACCCGCCATCGCATACGCGCTGAACCATTCATTCACGCGCACAGACGGCCCCGCCATTACGCTGAACCAGCGGTTACGAACGGAATCTTCATGCCAGCGGGTATCGCTGTAACGGGTAATCTGGCGATTCTTGTCTCCTGCATAGCTGAACGACGTCACCATCCCCAGTGTGTCCGTAAACTCATAACGGTATTTCACGTTAATCCCGTTCAGATCATCACTGCCGGGAACGTTCGTCCGGGCATGAAGATACCCCGCGCTCAGCGTGGACTGATGTTCAGCCGCCCATGCAGGCGCACCGGATACGGCCAGACAGATGGCTGCGGACAAAATGGCGGCATAAAGTTTACGCATAATTACCTCTCGCTTTTCTGCAATAAAAAAGGCGCCAGAAATGGCGCCCGCATATGGGTTATGAAAATTCAGCTAATCGTGATACCTGCTGTGGATTTCTTCATCACCACAACCAGCAAATCGCTGATGCTTGCTGTGGGATACCAGTTATTTACCAGCCATGCTGACACCGAAAACTCCAGTATCATGTGACCGTGACCGGCAGGCATATCAATAACACCACTGTAAATCAGCGTATTATCCAGCGCGGTACGGTTATAAATTTCAGCACCGTTTTTCCGCACTATCAGACGGCATGAGGAGTAAATATCAGTATGCTCTCTCTCATGCTTAGCGCCACTGAATGCCACCGCGGGAATAACAATCTGCCGGTCAAACGGCTGATCGTCATAAACCCTGACGGTAATGGTCCCTGATGGCCACCGCTCCGGTGCACGGGAGTCCCGGGGGAAAGCTTTGCCCACTGTTTTAACGAGATCGCCTTCAATCTGGTTCGCGGACAGTTTTCCCAGAACCCGACAGTTCTCGTTAATCGTGACATTGTTGAGCGTCCCTGAATTTGCATTCACATTACCGCTGATATCCGCATTTTTAGCGGTCAGCTTTCCGTCTGGTGTCAGGGAAAATGCCGGCGGATTTCCACCGCTGGTAATGGTGGGAGCCGTCAGGCGTTTCAGGAACACGTCGTTCATGAATATCTGGTTGCCCTGCGCCACAAACATCGGCGTTTCATTCCCGTTTGCCGGGTCAATAAACGCGATACGGTTAGCGGCAACCAGAAACTGGCTCAGTTTGCCTTCCTCTGTGTCCTCCATGCTGAGGCCAATACCCGCGACATAATGTTTGCCGTCTTTGGTCTGCTCAATTTTGACGCCCCACATGGCATTCCACTTATCACTGGCGTCCTTCCACTCTTTCGAAAACTCCTCCAGTTTGCTGGCGTTATCCTCCGTCAGCTCGACTTTTTCCAGCAGCTCCTTGCCGAGATGGGATTCGGTTATCTGGCCTTTGAAAAAATCCAGGTAACCTTCCGCATCATCGCTCGCCCGACCAACAGCCTCCACGAATGCCGATTTGCCGACGGTGTTCACACTGCGGATATAAAAGTAATAATCACGACCCGGTTTGATATTGATACTGGCGGCTATCCAGTACAGCCCCGTGCCAAGATAGCGGGCTGTGGTTTCAACCTGCCTGATATCGGTAATCCGCTTTTCCGAGAACCAGAACTCAAACTGTACCGTCGGATCATAAACCGCAAGATGCGGCGTTGCGGTTATCTGAAAATAGCCCGGCGTCAGCTCAATCCGCGACGGTGCTGCCGGTGCGGCGATCCGGAACGATACCGACGCCGGATCGCCCTGCTGTCCCCACGCATTTACCGCCCGGACCGTCAGCCTGTAGTTCCCCAGCGCCAGTTGCGTGAAGCGGTATGTGGTTTCCGTCGTCCTGGCCGTGCTGACCAGCCGCTCACTGCCGTCATCCGCTGCCACGGTCAGGCGAAGCATAAAGCTCACGCCCTTCACCACCTTCGGCGTGTCCCATCGCGCCAGCACCTGATATTCCCCGCTGTCTGCGGTGACTTCGGCGGTCAGATGCTGCACTGCTGGCGGCGTGACACCATTCACCGTGCCGCTCTGGTCACCGTCAAAGTGCGCCCCGTTATCCACGATGGCTTCTTTCTCCGGTACATGCTGCACGGCAGTGATGGCATACGTGCCGTCGTCGTTCTCACGGATACTCACACAGCGGAACAGGCGCTGGCGCAGCGTCGGCAGCTTCAGCCCCCACACGCTGTATCCGGCAACGCCGTCAGGAACCCGGCTCACTTTCACCTTCACGCCGTCGGTGACGGACTGGACCTCCACGCTGACCGGATTGCCACTTCCGTCAACCAGGCTTATCAGCGTGGTGCCGGAGGATGGCAGCGTGATTTCACGGTCGAGCGTCAGCGTCCGGGTCTGGCTGTTCACCGCCAGCACACGCCCGCCGATGCTGATCCCCGCATAGTCATCATCACAGATTTCAATGACATCGCCCGGTACATGGCGAAGCCCTTCGGCACCCACGCTGAAATCCACGGTCTGCGTCTCCAGCAGCTCCGTTTTAATCAGCCACAGCCCGGCGCGGTGTGCCTGGCCCGCCGGGTGGTACAGCCAAAGGCATCCATCTTCGTGACGTTACGACCGTAACGGGCAATGGCCTGCGTATCCTCCACAAGCTCTGTCGCCGTCTCCCAGCCGTTATCCGGGTCAATCCAGTTCACCTCAACGGCATTATGGCGGCCCTTCAGGGCGCTGAAGCTGTAGCGGAACGGCGCGCCATCATCCGGCATCACCACATTACTGCGGTTATAGGTCCACACCTTATCCGACGGTCGGTCCTGCACGAACGTCAGCGTCTGCCCGTTCCATACCGGCATACAGCGCATCGCCGAGCAGAAATCGCTGAGAACATCCCACGCCTTACGCTGTGTGGTCAGCCAGGCATTACAGGTGATGCGCGGCTCCGTGCCGCCAAAACCATTCGGTACCAACTGGTCGCAGTACTGGCCGATAACGTACAGCGCCCATTTGTCCACATCTGCCGCACCAAGACGTTTCCCCATGCCGTAGCGTGGATGGGTCAGCATATCCCACAGACACCAGGCCATGTTGTTGCTGTATGCTGGCTTAAACGTTCCGTCCCAGATACCGCTGTATTGCCGCGTCTGCGGGTTATAGTTCGACGGCACCTGCAGAATACGCCCGCGCAGATGATAATTACGGCTCACCTGCTGGCTGCCGAACTGCTCCGAATCCACCTGCACGCCGACCAGTGCCGTATTCGGGTAGCACTGTTTCACATCGATGATTTCGGTGTATGACGACCAGAGCGTTTTGTTCTGCAGCTGGTCTGTGGTGCTGTCCGGCGTCATCCTGCGCATCCGGATATTAAACGGGCGCGGCGGCAGGTTATCCACCACCACCGAGGCCAGATACTGCGAGGTGGTTTTGCCCTTAATGGTGATGTCTTTTTCCGTCACCCAGCCACCGTTACGTTGTATCTGAACCAGCAGGCGGACTTCCGATGGATTCCTGTCCCCCTTTGAGGTGGTTTCCACCAGTGCCTGCACACCGAAGGTAAAGCGCAGACGGTCGATGTTTGCCGACGTGATGGTGCGGGTGATCGGCGTGTCATATTTCACTTCCGTACCCAGCACCGTCTCGGAGCCGGAGGATTCAAATCCCTCCGGCGGTGTCTGCTCCTGCTCGCCTGCCCGGAACACCACCGTGACGCCGGAGATATTGGTATTCCCCTCGCTGTCCAGCACCGGCGTACTGTTCAGCAGCACGCTTTTTAATCCATCCACCGGACCTTCAACCGGACCTTCGCTGATGGCATCAATCACACTCAGCAACTGCGTGGACTTCAGGTTGTCCTTCGCTTCGCGCGGGGTATGCCCCTTACTGCTGCCTTTACCCATTCCTCACGCTCCATAAACGACAAAACCGCCCGGAGGCGGTTTCACATAAAACATTTTTCATCAGCGACCAATCACCACAACCTGACCACCATCACCTTCATCTGCCGTGCTGATCTCCTGAGATACCACCCGCGACCCCACACGCATTTCACCGTACAGAACGGGCAGAACATTGCCCTGGGCAACCATGTTATCCAGTGACGAGAAATACGTGTTCTGTTTGCCGTTATCTGTACTGGCTGCCGTGGGCGTCCTGGCTTTCGGTGCCAGCATCTGCGCCACACCACCCAGGATCATACTGGCCCCTGCTGCATACATACCCGATACAGCCGCGGCCCCTAGCCAGCCCACAGGGTTCCACCATGCCACCGCAATCAGCGCCGCACCCAGCACCGCCTGAAACACACCGCCACTTTTGGCCCCCTCCAGACGCGGAACGATGTGGATCACGGCACCATTTGCCAGCGGCTCATTAAGACGGGCAGACAATTCGGTTTCACCTGCATCACGCCCGGCAATCCGTACCTGATACCAGCCGTCACTCAGTTTCTGACGAAACGCCGGGATCTGCATGGCCAGCGCCCGGATGGCTTCGGCCCCCGTTTTCACACGAAGGTCGATGCGGCGGCCAAATCGTTGTAAATTCCCGTAAAGGCAGATGCGTGCCATGCCCGGTGACGCCAGAGGGAGTGTGTGCGTCGCTGCCATTTGTCGGTATACCTCTCTCGTTTGCTCAGTTGTTCAGGAATATGGTGCAGCAGCTCGCCGTCGCCGCAGTAAATGGCGGCATGATTCGGCACCGATGAACCAAAACAGCACAGCAGCACATCGCCCGGCTGCGCCTCTGTCAGTGCGACACGGTAAAAACTAGTCGCCTCCATATTGTCAAGATAGAGATTCTGGCCGTTACGCCACCAGTCATCCCCGCGATAAAAATCCGGCATCTCAATTTCCGCCAGATGGTATGCATCCCGGAACAGCGTGTAACAGTCCGTCACCCCGTGCTCAAAGCGCCGCCCGGTAAGATGTGGCACACAGCGGAACTTGTGAATCGCCCCCCGGCAGACCAGCCACCACGGCAAATCACTCTGCACCTGCAGCCGCCTGTCGACCTCACTCAGCCAGGGCAGACCACCGGGGTGGCTGTGGACCAGTGCCACAACCTCCCCCTGCATCTCTGCCTGCAGCCAGTCCTCCGGCGACATCCGGAAATACGCCTCCGGCTCACCGGAGATATTCACGCAGGGAAAATATCTGTCCCCCTCCGGCGTTCTCACCACGAAGCCGCACGACTCCGCTGGCGCACATCGCCGGGCGTGCGCCAGAATCGCTGATTCTGTCTCTGTCATGGGTTTACTGCGAAAGTTTGTTAATGGAAAGGTAGCCGCCAAAATTGCCGACGTTATTGCGGAACTTGCAACCACTCAGGCATTTGCTGCATTTATCCTTCGTGATATCGGACGTTGGCTGGTCATATTCATCCGCGACCGCCGGGCCATCATAACCGCACTCATCGCCGCGGTAGATCCAGGTGCAGGTGTTGGCCAGCATGATGCGCCCCGGAAAAACAGCACCATCCGTTTCCGTCGGTGTGGACAGCACAAAAGAGGCACTGACCGCGCTCAGTTCGCTGCACTGTTCGATGCGCCAGCGGCTGATCACCTCCTGCTCCGGATCGGCGTCACTGTTTCCGTTGACGAAGTTCACCGCATCCAGAAAACGGGCGTAAACCTTACGCCGGACCACCGTTCCGCCGACCAGACTCTGCAGATCTTCCGCCATCCCGGTGACCATGCCGTACAGATTAGAGACTTTAAGCGTTGGCCTTGCACTGGCTCCTTTGCCGTTCATCTCAAATCCGCTTCCCTGAATGGGATAAGCCTGATACTGCCGCCCCTGCCAGGTGACTGGTTCACCTTTTTCGTTCTGCTCATTACAGAAGAAATAACGATCTCCGCCGACTTCTGTCAGATCAATTTCCCAGAGCACGACCAGCGCGGATTGCTCCGTTTTAGTGCACTCATTGAGTGTTTCCTGCTGTATATCCTGCATCAGTGAGTGACCTCTTCAAAGGTACAGTTAAAATCGGTATACATGGTATTATCCGAAATGCTCCACTCCCTGCAGACAACCCGGACAGTCCTGTTGTGTTTTGGCGGACGCCACAAAAAAGCACGAATCCCGGCATGACGGGATAAAAAACTGTCCAGCGCGGCACGGGAATATTCATCTGTGACACGAAATACCGGTTTAAACGTTTTCAGATCCGCATTCAGACCACCAGCCCGTCGCTGTTCATATCCGTCACCAAACTTTACCGTAATAACTGATGGCTTTCGTGTCGTCTCCATCCCCTCACGGGGGATCCAGTTAAAAACTTCAGGCTCAGGCACTGTACAATCCTCCATCCCGACGCGATGACTGCATAATTGACACAACCCTGCTGTCGATCAGATCCACCAGTCCCCTGGCTGAGCGCGCATCTATCTCGCCATTGCTCCCTTGATTCTGAATGCTGATGTGATACACGGGAGAATAAACAAATCCACCGCCACCATTCACATTTCCAATGGCCCTGACCCCAAGAGAGCCGTCCGCTGCCCGTGTCAGTGGCATGATTGCTTCAGGCCCGGCCTCGCCCATCAACCCGGCACCTTTCGCAAAAGCAAAATACGTCGGTGTATCCACAATAGTGTTACTGTAAGCACTCAGATTTGCCGATGTGTAAACACCACCTTTTGCGTTTGCCACTGCCCCCGAAATCCATCCGCCGACCGTACCAAGCCACCCTCCGGCACCGGAGAGTGATTTCAGTCCGTTAACAATGGCTGCATTCATCAGAATTTTTGAAACTTCCCGGAGAACTGAACTCCCCCAGTTCCTCCAGTCCACAACATTCCCGGCCAGTGCATCGGAAATATTTGATACCAGCCCGTCCATCGTGGAAACGACAGCATCTGCCGCCTGTGAAGCATAATCGGTGGCACTGTCTGCCCAGTTGGTCAGTCCCTCCTGGAGTCCGGCATTCCAGTTATTACGTAAAGCATCGGCCTTTGCATAATAATCCTGCTGATCGCTGAGACGCTCTTCCAGATATTTTTTATTCAGTTCTTTCTCCTGTTTCCACAGAGCTTCTTCAATTTCTCCGGCCTGATACTGTCTCAGCAGCTCGTTATTTTTCTGCTCAAACGCCTGCCGGATACTCCACATTTCCTGGAGTCGTTCACGCATCCGTGAGCCTTCACCATATCCCAGCAACTGCGCTTCGTCAGATGCCCGGGCACTGGCATTACTGTCCGCCAGACTGCTCTCATACGCAGCAAGCTGCTCACGAATCTTTTTCTGGTCGATGAGTGCTGCATTCTGCAAAAGCGTTTTTTTCTGCGCTTCTGACAGGGTTGATAATTCGCCCTGACTGACCTGATATTTCATCTTAGCCAGTTCAGTATTCTGCCCTGCCAGTGCTATTTGTTCTTTTTGCTGTTTAATCAGCCGTTTATAAATATCTTCTGTTTTTTCCGCTTCGGTCTTTTTATGCGCTTTGGGTTTATTTGCCTGGTTATTTCGCCAGGCATCCAGTGAGTTATTGATATAATTCTGTCTGGCTGTCTGATACGCCTCTCCCACAAAGCCGAGATCATCCGCAGCATAACCCAGGCGGGCACGCTCACGGGCTTCCCCCTTCAGGCGGGACAGAGCCAGTTCGCGCTCACTGTTATTCAGTGCGGCCTGCTGTTTATCATCCAGGGTTGCCTGTGGTAGCCGTAACGGTACATTCACCAGCCCCTGTCGCTGCTGAAGTAATTCATTACCGAGCCCGAGAAGGCGATTAAACTCGGTATGCTGCCCATTCATGATCAACAGGGACTGATACGCTTTGTTTTGTTCCGCGGCCTGTTGACGGATCAACGCCACCCGTCGCTCCTCCAGCCCGGCAAGCACATCCTGAATGGATTGCGCTTTGCCCTGCATTTGTGTGAGACGGGACTGTTCAACTGCCAGTTGATTTGTTGCTTCTGCAAGCCCTTCTGTGACAGTTTTTACCGACGTCATGTGGTTAATCATAAAACCGTTATCGGTTGTCCAGCCCGGGTTTGCCAGCACATACTGATAGCCAGCAATTTTTTCCTGTAAGGATTTAATCTTACTTTTCTGCTCGTCAATTAACCTGTTTTGCTCATCAAGTGCCTGCCGCGTCTTTTCCTCATTATCTGACGCTTCAGGAAGCGACATTGCCGACGTTTTCTGGCGAATTTCGTCGATTGTTGCGGCATACTGGCGTGCAGATTCTCTGGCCTGCTCCTGATTCTGATACATCGTGTACCAGGCCGTCGCCCCCAGCATGACGAGTCCCGGCACACCACCAACCAACCCCAGCGCACCACTTAACAGACGACTCCCCACTGACGTGACAGTATTCAGCGTTGTCTGTGCCGCTGTTCTGGCCGCAATATTACGGGTAAGTGACGCCTGGGCAGCTGTCAGCTTCGCTTCTGCTGCGGCCTGCCTTTCGGTACCGCGAGCAGCAACAACCGCCTGTTGCGCACGATAAACCGCCGCACGCGCCCTGGCGGTTGCTATCTGTGTCCCCCGAAGTTGCGCTTCAGCAAGAGCCACTTCTTTTCTGGCTGCAGTAATTAATCCGGCAGTTGCAGATCCAGCAGACGACGCCATATTGCCAAAATATCGGGCTACCCCGACGGCAACCAGTGCGCCAGCTGCAGCAGCCACGGTATCCATATTGTCTGCAACACCATTCAACACCCCGGTGAGTGTCTTTGTCACTCCGCTTGCCTCGTTCGCACCACCAACCCAGGCCATAAAGGCGTTTTCAACTTTGGTTGCAGAGGATGAAACAGTATCAGGCATTGCTGCATATTCATCACGCAACGCCCCAAGCTGACTAATCAGTGCAGGAACAACCTTATCGGCGGTCAGTTTTCCGTTATCCGCCATGGCCTTCAGATCCTTACGGGCAACACCCATTCCCGCAGCCAGCGCACGAATAACACGATCGCCGTTCTCATTCACAGAGTTAAATTCTTCACCGCGCAGCACTCCCTGCGCCAGTGCCTGACTGAACTGCGTGATCACCGAACTGGCTTCTGCTGTACTGGCACCGGATAATTTCAGGCCCGTAGAGATCGCCTCGGTGACTTTCAGTACCTCCTCAGAACTGTAGCCATACTCCCGCATGGAAGCTGCAGAGCGGGCAAAAAGGCTGGCGTTATCAGAAAACGCCGTTCCCGTTCTCTGGCTGATTGCCATTAATTCACGTTGTGATACCTGAAAATCATCACTGGACTGTGAAGCCTGCTTCAGACGGGCATTTACTGAATTCCACTCATCGGCGAGAGAAATAAGATGACCGGTAGCAAAAGCTCCGGCAAATGCCCCCGCCATATTCAGTGCCGAAGATTTAGCTATATTTATCTGATCCGTCACTTCTGCCAGTGCACGCCGCATTTCACGGGATGCAGCAGCGGACTGCCGGCCTCCGTTCTGCATGGTACGGTAGTAATCCTGCCCCATACGCGAAGCCCGGGAGATCTCTGACTGGAATGACCGGGAATTTGCCGAGATTTTAATAATCAGTTCACGTAATGTCGCCACACTCATTCTCCGGACGAAAAAAACCGCCGAAGCGGTTATGTTGACTCACTGAGACACTATTAAAAGCGCGTTTTCCAGTCCGGCAAATGGATCTGAGACGCCTTCTGTCTGCTCTTGTTCCCACTGAAGAAGCGCATCATTCAGTGGGACTTTGACACCCTGCGCACCGTAAACCGCAGAAACTATCTGGGCAGCCCGGATATCAGCCCGCTCGTCACCCAGCGGGCTGAACCTGTCAAATTCTGCCCACATCATGATTTCTGATGCGGACATTTCCCGGCGTAACTCTGACAATGTGCGCCCCATCCTGAGCGCCAGCATCATCAGAAAACGCATCCCCGGAAGCGCTACTTTTTTTAACCTCGCCGGCATCACTGATCAGTTCCAGAGACTGCCGAAGAAGCCGCGCATGCACCGGGCCATACACGGCAATCACCTGTTCACGATCATCCTCTGAAAATACAGGTTGCAGTCCGGTATCACACAGAACATCAATGAATAGTTCAACATCTGCCTCCAGATTTCGGCGGGCGCGCTCCGCAACGGATAACGGTGTCTCATCATCTTTTGCTTTAACGATCTCCTGCCAGCGCAACCAGGCTTCTGCAGAAGGTTCCCGTAATACAACCGTTGCCCCTTCCCATTCAGGCACATCAACAGTTTTATGGCGAAACCCCGACATCGTTGCCAGTGCCAGATTGCGGATATTTTTAGTCATCACATCTATCCTCATTAACTGACGGTAACAGTGCAGGAAGTGGAGGTCACCTTGTTAACAGGGCTTGCTGAATCAGAAATCTCGCAGGTATACGCACCGGCATCACCTGATGCTGCTGATGCCTTACTGAATGTTGCCGCCGTCTGTCCGGAAACAGGAGAACTACCTTTCTTCCAGACATAAGAATAAGGCGGCACACCACCGGCAGCCTCAACCACCATTTCGAGTTTCGCTCCGGCAGAAACCTGCAGCGTGCTGTTTAAATCGACCTTCACTTTCAGCGGCTCTGTCGTCAGCACAGGTTTACCTTTCAGGCGCAGGGAAAACGTTGCAGCCACAACACCATTAGTTCCTGCAGACCAGGTATGCTGACGCACCTCTGCCATAAAGGTAAATCCGTTGCCTGACGGAAAAATAACTTTAAAGCCATACGTGGTGTCATTGTCATAGGCACTGCGCAACGCGTTCTGGGCAGCATTGAGGTAAAAGTTGCCTGACATGGAAATCTCTGACGCGGCACCAAGGCCGTTAATATTTTCCTGCTCAACAGAACACAGCGTGGTGACATCAATATCCTGCTTTTGTCCTGCGGTAAACTGCACCTCTTTGATTGTACAGCTCAGGCCAAGATAGCTGGCAGAATCCAGGGTTTCTGCTGTTACCGGTGCAGACGAAATCATAATTTTCGTCAGTTGCGAACGCTCAAAATTAGAGGACATACTCGTCTCCTGAAAATAAAAAACCCGCCAGCGGCGGGTGGGTAAAATCATTAACGACCTCAGGCTATTACCTGAAATTCAAGCGTGGCTCTGCTCAGACGGGAATCAGGATCATAACCCTGAGTTTTAGAAATAACGGAGGGTGCAAGTTGCCTTACCGCATCAAGCGCCTGCTCACGGATATCATCTGCGTCATCAGGTACTGTTGCCCAGACATCGATCTGCACGGTAATTCTGGATTCAGCCTGACCATCAAGCACATCAGACGCAGTGTCAGACACCACAGAAAATACCAGCCATGGCGGAGATACCGCAGGCTTTCCCTCCGTCAGCGGGACCACATAAGGATAAACCTGTCCTCCGGCCAGTTGAGACAGCAGGGAATACAGTGTGGTCTCTCTCATTTACTTAAGACCTCATCAATAGCCTGATTCATTCGCTGTATGGCAATCTGTGCTGCCAGTTCCTCTGTCGTATCGAAAGCCGGGCGAATGAACGGATGCGCGGGCATGTTTATCGTTCCCAGCTCCACAAAGCGCCAGTAAAACGCATTTCGGGGATCACTGGCTTTCATGCTGTTATCACTGTTTCCGGTTCGCAGGTTCCGTCCACGAATGTGGACACCCGAGATAATTTCCCCCCGACGCTTTGAACGCTGAGTGAGAACAACCACATTTTTCTTCAGTTTCCCGGTTCGCTCCGGCGCACGTTCAACAACTGCATCCCGCATAACTTCAGCACCGGCACGGGTGGCATCGCGCAGTACCTTATTGTTTTCTGCCCTGCTGAGCGTCTCCAGATCCCGTGCAATATCCGCCAGACCTGAAAAATCAAGACTGAAATCCATCACACATTCCCCTTCTGAGAACAGAGTATCTCAAGCCGTGTGGCACGAGCATCCGGTATCGGCGGACCGTCTATACTCAGAATCGCGCCTTTGAATGCACCAGTCAGCACTTTCAGACATGAAGTTGCTGTTACATCTCGCCGGAATCTCATCCAGACCCTCACTGTAGCCTGAGCAGTTTCTGCGCCTCCGGATATTCTCTCCCTGCCACTGATCCCCTTAACTTCTGCCCATATGGTTGCCCCCTCCGTCATTGTTTCCACAGGGTGCCCTGACGGAGACCGAACGGTGGTGGCATTCAGAATAACCACACGATCACGTAATCTTCCTGCCTGCATGAATCCTCCTATGTTCCGGGATGAAATCGATACATCCGCAGTCCGGTATAGAAAAAATCAGGCACTGCATCCTGCATTTCCCTGTTCTCGTACCAGTAGCCAACCAGTTGCATAAGACGCAGTTTTATCAGAGGTGTTATTACAAGCCCGGTCGTATCCTGCTCAGAAACAGTTTCATCGTAAAGCGTCCGGTTTAAAAACTTTTCAGCCTCTTCCCTGGCAGCAGCCAGATACATCATAAGAAGAGAATTCTCCTGTTCATTGTCATCATCAATCCGGCACTGAACACGAAGCTCTTCCAGAGTGGGCATCATTTGGGCAACCTCTATGAATGCTGTTTTTTAGACTTATCAGCCCCCCGCGCAACAGGTGTTCTCTTATCAGAGACAATCCCAGCTGCAGTGGCAATTTCGCGTACCCGTTCGGGTAATTCTTTATCTTCATACTCACCGGCCCGAATAATCTCAACACGCATACCGTCCGGTGACCATTTCAGATCTTGTTTCAGGATCATGATTCTTTCACCTGTCAGAACAGGGGGCGCACTTCTGCGCCCCCTGAATGATTACGCCGCTGCAATCTTCAGCAGTTTGATGGCCTGCGAATCGACCAGCATGCCGCCGGTGCGCTTGGTGGTATAAAAACCGACAAACGGTTTATTGGTGTACGGGTCACGCAGAATGCGGGTACCGATACGGTCAACGATGGTGTAACCCCGTTTGAAGTTACCAAATGCAATGGCTTTCGCATCAGCGGCAATATCCGGCATCTGTTCGTTTTCAGCGATAGCGTAACCCGCCAGAGAGGACGGCTGCCCCAGCTCCAGCCCCGGACGCCACAGATAGTTACCCTCACTGTCTTTCAGCAGACGGATGGCAAACAGACTGTTGTTGTTCATCATGAACTTCGCGCCAGTGCGGTGTGCCTTACGCAGCGTGTAAATCAGTTTGATAATGGCATCTGCGGTCACCGCCGTCGCTTCGCCGGATACAATATGCTGAAGTTTGCCGAACGCCCGGACCTTGTCTGTTTCATCCGTGGACTCATACGCCAGGAACCCTTTCGGCTTCTTGGTACCATCGCCGGTGGTAAAGGCAATTTCTTCCTGTTCGGCAAATTCGGTTGCCAGCTCGCTGTTGATCCATGCTTCCACGTTGAAAAAGGCATCATCCAGCATTTTCTGGGTGGCCTGCGGGTTACCGTAGATTTCCCCCATGAAAGGTTCAATCAGGCCCAGTTTTGAGGTGGCAGTCTGGGAGCGCGCGTCAGTCTCGCCAACCCATCCGGAAGCCGTGCCGCCCAGATTCACCAGTTTTTTGTAGTCGGAACCACCAACGCTGATCACCGTGGCTTCCTGGCGCATCACCACTTCATCTTTCAGCAGGGTGAGAATGTTGCGATCCAGTGCTTCCGGCACGGCATAGCCGCCGTCTTCATCGGTGCCCACCTGTAATGCCTTGCGCTCCAGATCGCGCAGACCATCTTCACGGCCTTTACGCAGGAAGCCCACAAACGCTTCTTTATGCTCGGTGGCCAGTTTATTTTGCGCACCACCTGCCGGACGTTTCAGCTCAAGCAGCTCTTTTTCAAGATCGCTTTTGAGGTTTTCCAGCTCGCTGAGTTTCCCGTTCAGGGTTTCCACCTGCCCGGCAAGTTTGCCTTTTTCCTGCTCAATCGCATCCACGCGCTTGTCGTTCTTTGCTTTGAAGTCGTCAAACTTCTGCTGCAGCTCCTGCGCGACCTGTTCGACATCTTTAATATCAACCGCCATCGTATTTCTCCTGATTAGAAGTTTAGATTTTTCAGTGCATTCAGTGCAGAGCCCACATCCTCAGCGTCGCGCAGGGACAGTGCGCCATAGCCCCCGGCCATGAATGCTTTGGCCTGGGTACGGGAGAGTCCGACATCACGCAGGACTCTTTCGATTTTTTTCTGTTCGGGGATTTCCCCGCGGGCCAGTGCGTTCTTGACGTCGCTGATCCGCGCCTCGTCGTTAGACGGGAACGTCACCAGGCTGACTTCCCAGAGGTCGATTTCTTTCAGCAGAAAGGCTTCTTTGCTCCGGTCGTATTCCCAGTCTTTCAGGACGTACCCAATAGAAAGGCCGGTTAACGAACCGGCCTTCATGTGTGCATGTGCGCGTTTTGCGAGGGGATCATCATCAATAAGCAACCGTCCCCTGACGTAAAGCCCGACATCGTCTTCCTTCATTTCGGTGTAAACACCGATGGGTTCATCCATGCGGTGCTGCCAGAGCAGCGCAGGTAACGCTTTTCTGTCACTCCACGCCCGCAGTGAAGCAGCAAATGCCCCGGACATCACCACATCATCGTGGCTGTCCTTTACACCAAAGACGGAGCCATACCCTTCAAACTCACCGGAGTCACTGACAGATTTCAGACTCAGCGGTACATCAAGACGTTGTTTCGTCTGCATTGGCGTTATCCTTCTGCTTACCGGCTTTACTGCCATCGGATGGTTTCGTGGTCATGTTCATCGGTGTGAGATAGACATCCCCACCGGGACGCGGATTCATATCTTCCAGGTCGCGGCAGTCATTGGGAGAGTAAATTCCCCAGTTGATCCCGGTGGCGTAGGCTTCAAAACGGGACTTCATATCCCCGCGCAGTAACGCCCCGGCGTTAAATTTGGCGTAATAAACGCCCTGCTTACTTTTTCGTACCAGTCCGGTGTTGATCCGCTGTTCGATGCGGGTCAGATACGGCACCAGTGAATAGTTGATAAATCCCAGCCCCAGCTCTTCGATATTGTTGAAGGTGGCGCGATCGGTGTTCTGCACCATGTGCAACGGCACCCGGAACAGACGACAGATTTCTTCAAGCTGAAACTTGCGGGTTTCCAGGAACTGGCTGTCCTCGGCGTTCAGCGCCATCGACTTCCAGTCCAGCCCCATCTCAAGGATCATCGGGCGGTGAGCATTGCCAAGCCCGGTGTGACGCTCCTCAAAATCTTTCTTCAGGCGCTCATAAGCCTGATCCGACAGCGTCTGTTCTGTACGCAACACACCGGACGTCACCGCACCATTGCTGAACAGTCTGGCCCCGTGCTCTTCGGTCGCTGCTGCCAGCGATATTGCCTCGCGGGCATAGGCGATGGGATTCAGTCCCACCAGACCGTCCAGCGTCAGCGTGCGCACATGCCAGATATCTTCCTGGCTCAGTACATCCGTGGAACCGTCCGGGAATGTGACCTGATAGACCGGCTCCCAGCGACTGTTAAGCTTCGGTACCACACAACCGGGATCGACGGGCAGCAGTTCAGCCACTTCGCCAAATGCTTTCACTTTGTAGGCGTAAAAGTTTCCCCTCAGGCACAGACAGGTGACCACCAGCTCCCAGAACTCCTGCGGCGTCATATAGCCATTGGGATGCGTGGAGATCAGCTTATGCAGACGTTCGCCGGTGGCTCTCTGTTTCAGGCTGCCGTTCAGGTGATACAGATTGCAGGGCAACATCCCGACCGACTCTGCTAGCACTCTGACGCAGGAAAAAACCGCCGTCAGTCGCATGGCCCGCTGACTGCTGATCTGCTTTCCGGTATAGGTGTCGTAAGACAACCCGATGGCATCCGCCAGCTCTGCTGGCGTGGTCACCGGCGCGTCACTTTTTCGTTGAAATAATCCCGAAAAGAACACTATTTACCTCCGCCGACAGACGGCTGTGTACGGTCGAGATATCGCGCCACCAGCCACGACCAGAACAGGCACAGCACCCCGGCAACAACAAAACCCGCCGGGGGATAAATCAGCCAGGCACCATACGCCAGCAAAAGCGCACCCAGCACGCCCACCAGTGGCGCGAGAATTATCAGAAACATAATGACCTCGGTTAAAGCGAACGGATGCCCACGCTGACCAGATGTTCAGACAGATCCAGCTCCGGTTCACCACCATTGACCAGCATCCGGCTCATTGCTGTAAACATCGCAACAGGGCCGTCGATTTTGGCTTCCAGCGTGGATTTATTCGGGAAGATATTGTCGTTTTTGTCCGGTTTTACCGTAACGTTAGACATCATCCAGTTCATGACCGGATGATTGCTGTGATGGAAACGCCCGGCATAGACCAGTGATTCCGTTTCCTTCATGGCCTCTGACAGATTGCGAACCGTCTGCGGAACCTCCACCAGCGGTATCCCTTCTTCAGCCAGTGCCAGGCTGAACTGCATCGCGCTCCACGGGTCAAATCCCAGTTCCCTGAGGTTTTCACCACCAATCCATTCCAGTAAGTCACTTTTTATCTGAGCATGATCGATAACATCACCATCCGTCAGAATCAGCTTATCCATCTCCGCCCACTTCCGGTAAAGTTCTGCCTGCTGCCGCGAGCATCGTTCCAGCCGTCCTTCCGGAAGCCAGAATTTAAAATCGGCATGAACATGCCCGTTATCCGTTCGCCAGAGTTTTGCCGCCGCACAGATATCAATCTTATGAGCAAGGTCAACGCCGACCCACATGGGATACGTTTTCAGCTCATGTCGTGGGGCAATGTATTCGCACTTCTCCCACTTAATCATGTCCATCCAGGCAGACTCTGCTGTTACCCACACATTCATGTGTTTGGTAAGAATATTTCAAGTTTTTTAAAATCACCTGTATATCAATCATTTAACATGAAAAACAGTCTTTATAAATCATCGAGCAATACACAGCGCAATACACGTATCTGTATTGTTTTAATGCTGATACACACCGTTTTTTGATACAGTGATTCGACCTACCATCGCGAAGCATTTTTATTTCTTGTGTGTAACAATCTGACGAGGTGAGCACTCAAAGAGATAAGAGGCAGTAGAAATTTCGATCCCCCCCCTGAATGCAATTTTTCGTATATATATATACAAAACAGTGCGGGTTATGCGGGTTAGCGGGTTATCTTCGCGTGCTAAGTATTTTTTACTCTTTAATATCAATACGTTAAAAACAACGTATCTAAATATCAGCCAGAATGTAACCCGCAAGACATTCAAAATAACCCGCAAACACCACTCAAATAACCCGCAAAAACATCCCTGAAAGTGGGTGCCGATAATACTGAAAATTTATTCCATTAAATGAGCATTGTCCTCTCTCATCCATTCCGTTACACACCATCAAACGTCGCAAGCCGCTCTTTGTGGCTGTCGCTCATATCGAATGCAAATTCCTCATGCTCTGCCTGGAATGTGCCAAACGCCATCAGCGCCGCAACGCTCGGGTCTATCTTGTTGGATGATTTTTTCTTGTTCGGCTTGATATTGGCGTTCGCGTCACTCTGCATCACAACATTACTCATTGACCAGGCCAGCACCGGATCACCACGATGCACAATCACCTTCCGGTTAACAAAAACTTCGAACGATTTCGCCGCCGGACTGAAACGAAGGTACGTTTGCGGGAACGGCTCCACCTCAAATCCCGCCCCCTGTAGCTGTGTTCTCAGGTGAGTGGCGTTCCATGTATCGAAGCCCACCAGCCTGATACTGAAATTCTCTGCATCCACCATGATGTCATCACGGATACGGTCATAATCAATGCAGTCACCCGGTGTTGTGCGTATCCAGCCCGCCTTTACCCACTGGCGATAAATGGCGCGGTTTTTATTGGCGGGGTTCTGTAACTGAAATTCCGGCAGATAGTGACGGGAAACCAGCATAATCTTTTTACCGACCGGAAAGGCATAGCACACGCTGGAAATATCGCTGGTTGATGATAAGTCCAGCCCCACGTAGCACTCCTGCCCGTATAAATCCGCCTCCGCGAACGTTCCGGCGCACTCCGCCCATGCACCGTTACCCATCCACGGCGTAGCCCCCTGACACCAGATATTGAATCGCTTGGTGAGCATTTCCACCCACTGCGACGGAATACCCCGCGCTTTCTGGATGGTTGAGGCCAGTTTTTCACGATCGACGGAAACATCGATATTGGGATTCGCCTTTATCCACATCGCCGGATCGTCAACCTCGCTTTCATCATCCAGCTCGTAAATCAGTACGAACATGGATTCGTTCACCTCTTCACCATCCAGTATCTGGCAGCAATAGTCGTAGTGTTGTTTACAGGCTGAAACAACGTTGCTCCCCGATGTGGTGATGGCAAATAATAACCCCTCCGGACGCGCCCCCATTCCCAGTTCAAGCGCGGAATAAACCCCGTTGTCAGGGTGCAGGTGATATTCATCTACAATGGCAAGACTCGGGTTTGTACCTTCAATGGTTGCCGCTTTTGCTGCCAGTGGCTTTAACAGGCTGTTGGTTTTCGGGTGTATCACCTTGTGTGCCTGAATATTTACCCGCTTTCGTAACGGTCGGGATAAAAGGCACATCTGACGCGCATCATCAAACACGATCCGCGCCTGATCACGACTCACGGCGGCGGTGTAAATATCCTGCTGCCCGTTTTCCATAACCAGAAACCAGTTAGCCAGGATAGCGGCGACCGTGGATTTGGCATTTTTTCGCGGTACTTCAATGAATGCGCTGGTGTATTTGCGCCGTCCGGTGGCCTTAACCTTAAAGCCCAGGATGCACGCAAAGGCGAACTGCTGCCACGGCTCCAGCTCAATGGGGCTACCGCGCATTGCGCCTTTTACGTGCGGACACACCCTGGAAAAGGCAATAAACCGCTCCACGACCTCCGGATCGAACGTGTAAAGGGGGTTTTCAAGGTCAGAAAAATACCGTTTAACGGCCTGTTTCAGTCGTTTACAGGCCGTAATTTTGCCGTTTTTTACGCCTTCTGCGTACTCATGCCAGGCGGTCAAGCTCGTCCTCTTCCTCTGTTTCCGGTGGATTTCTGCGGCGACTTACCGGGTCAAAACCCAGCAAAGAAGCCATTTTGATCATTATTCTTTCAGCGTCAGCCTTTGCGCTCAGGGCGGGGTTTCTGCTCTCGCTGCCCTGACTGTTAACAATGCTGAACCCGCGCGTGGCAAGGTCTTCGACGGCTTTGCGGTATATGGAGTAGTTAACGCAATACAGCTCCAGATTGCTCCAGTCGGCGGGGGTAAGGTCTTCCCGTCCGGAAAGCTGGCGCGATTTTTCCTTCCACTGCCTGACCGCGATTTCATCCAGGTAAGCGGGGGCTTTTGGTGGTCTTGCCATGTTCTTTTTTCGCCCAATTATTTTCAAAAAAATTCCCGTGCACAAAAATTTGAGGAGGCGGTCGGTGTCCGGCAGGGACGGTTTTGTCCTGAAAACCTCCCCCACCCCCTCTGACGGCCTCACCAGCGATTGCGAAAACATTCCATGACCTCGCGGTCACGGTCGGTTAATCGCTTCGCTGTGGTGCGTTCTGTGCGCCCTGTCCTGTTGGCTTTGTGCCCTGTCTCCTGTGTCTTCCATAAGTCACGCTGCCTTATCAGTCCACGTATCAGCCTGTTTTGCTCCTGTTCAGTCATCATCGCCATACATCCAGTCGTTACGGTGTGCCGCCCGTTCTTCCTGCTCGCGATACATACCCGCCTTACGGTTCGCTTTCGTGGCTGGATCTTCCCGTGTTGTCTTACGGTTATGGCACGTCTGGCACAATGCCTGGTGGTTCCACTCAGGCCAGAAGAGAACATCACCGCCGCCATTGATGGGAATGATGTGATCCACCACAAGAGCTGGCGTATAAATCCCCTTAGCCAGACAACGCACGCATAACGGATTTTTGCTCAGGTACAGGGCGCGGTATTTGTCCCACTGTCGGGAATACCCGCGCGCGCGGCGGTGTCCCCGTCTGGCATCCTCTGCACGCCATGCAGCCCGCCTGTGATCTTCGCACTTGCCGGACTTCACGCGCTTATTACAGCCCGGCTCAGTGCATCGCCTTAATGGTTGCCACGGCATCAGTACACCCCTACATCACGATAAACCGACCAGAGCGCAGAAATAGCCATAGGCAGTTCAGACTGCTCCACAGGTGAAACCGCTTCCCTGTTCTCGTACAGGAAAGCGATGTACATCAGGCAACCAACACGTATTGCCGGGGTAAATTCCAGCCCGTCTTCAAAACGTTTCCCGATATGCTTCTGGCAGGCTTCCAGCGCCGCATCGGTATACATTTTCAGAAGTTCGCCCTCACCTGAGAAGTCATCAAGGCGAAGATGTGCCCTGACTTCATCAGGTGTAATTTTTTCTTCACTCATCTTTTTCACCTTTAATTTCCACCGTCTGCTTCCATGCCTGGCTGAACTCGTCACCACCTTCACGCGGCGGCATCCCCTCACGTTCGCGGGCTTCGTTCGGATTCATGATCCCGTTCTTAATCCCTTTCTCATACGTGGCGTAACGCTCGGTTGGAGTAGCGCGCAGTAAATCGGCTGAATCAAACTCAACCAGATAACGGGTACCAGGTATGGGAGAAGCCACCAGCAAAGCGGCCTTAATTTGCTGTTCGAAGTTCGCCAGCCATGGGCGCATTGTCATGGTCAGAAACGCGCGGCTTGCCTCACTGAAATTGCTGTAGGTGCTGTTGCTGTATTCCTGAAGAAAAATCGGCGACACGTTGAACATCCGGGCGATGTCTTCAATGGAGAAGCGACGGGAGGCCAGCCATTCTGCATCCTGGTTACTCATCCCCAGTTGCTTGTAATCCATACCCCCTTCAAGGATTGGCGTTTTTCCGGCATTTTTCGCCCCCTTGTAGCGTTCCAGGGCGTCTAATGCCTGTTTACCTTTCACGCCGTCCAGCCATTCGCCTGACGTGATAATCCCTGCCGCCATCATGCCATCTTTCATAATGCTGGCTCCGTGACGCTGTTGAGCAAGGCCAAGCCCCAGCGCCTCACGGCAAATCGTGACAGGGGAGCGCCCCAGAAAGCCATCATCCGAGGCATAGCGGAGATGCAGAACTTCTTCCTGCAAATACGTGCGCACCGTTCCTGTATAGGGTTCGGTGATGGTATAGCGGTATTTGTGTGCGCCAGTGCGTTCCGGTACAACACACCCCGGCGCATAAGGATGAAGTGATTTTGGCTGACCGTCCCGCCCCCACTCAATAACCGCATAGGCGTTACCGTTCAGCAGGCAGTGACGCATCATTGTGCGTTTAAACTGGTAAGGTGTCTGGCACGAATTAGGCTGCTCATTCAGCAGAATATCGACCGGGTGACTGTCCAGCCATTCCCGCGCCTCCCTGCCCTTGTCATTGCGTACCAGATACAGATAACACGGCATCGTGGCCACCGCCTCAGCGATGACAGAAACCGCGTTCATCACAGCAGGCAATGATTCAGCCGTCCCGGCAGAAACATATTCTCCGGATCCGGTATTCGGTACGCCGGACAGCGCCAGAAAATCATCAATGGACAGGTTACGCAGATCGCTTTTTTTACGACTAAAAGGCCACCACATATCACAACCCCGCCAGTTCAGCCCAGCGATGACGATTATTTCCTGTCGGGCGTAATTCAGGGTGCTGTGCAAACAACGAACGGTGGGCAATCTCCACGCCGGATTCGGGATAAGCAGGCATCGACGTTATCGTGATTTCACGGAGTTCTGCGGCGGTAACAGTGCGCAGATACGGTTTTTGCGCGATATTCCACTCTTCGCATAATGCGCGAAAGCCAAAGCTCATTCCTGTAATGTCGCCACGCTCCACCAGCGTAAGCACATCTTTTCCAAGCTGGGTATCAGGCGGTGTCAGTTCAAAACGTAGCCCGGTGTTGTCCTCAGTCAGTACCAGTGTTCCGGATTTGGTGCGCCCCAGCAGTCGGGTATAGTCATGCTCATACAGGCAGCGCACATCATTACCCGCCGCCAGATAGTCAGCAAAAGCCCCCGGCGTGAACTGTTCGCGGAATTCGTCCCAGATAATTTCTGAAAGGCTGTTCCAGCGAACGGCATACCCCACCAGCTTTTTATTGCTGGCGGTCAGTTCAGATGTGCGGATTTCAAAATCGGTGTTTTTCATCGGTGTACTCCATAAAGCTGAAAAAGGAGGCCGCAGCCTCCTCCTTACTCATGACTAGCCAGCTTTCATTTCCAGAATTTTGATGGCGTTTGAATCCACCACACCACCGCCCAGATATTTATCCGTGTGGACCTTGTAGAATCCGGGTTCAGTAATGTTGTCCGGTCGGGTGCGAATCCCTGTTACATGATCAACGATGAAATAACCACGACTGAAATCGCCAACCGCTAGCGGTGCTTTTCCTGCGCCGATGTCCGGCATGGACTCCAGGCAGAAAACAGGACGACCAAGCAACATATCCGGCGCACCTTCTTTAAGGCTGTCGCGCCAGATATAATCGCCATTCTCATTTTTCAGCTTCTGTAGTGTCCCTGCCGTGCCCGAGTTCATCACCCAGACGGCATTTTTGCGGTATTTCGCTTTCAGCTTGTAGAGAATGTCGATCAGTTCGTCCGCTGTAATGGCGGTTCCACTTGCCGCTACCACTTTTTCAATGGTGCCAAAAGCGCGGGTTTTGTCACTGGTCGCCGCACGGGTGTAAGCCATGAAGCCTTTCGGCTTGCCGTTACCGTCGCCATTAACAAAATCATCCTCTTCGGTGCTGGCGAACGTGTCGGCAATTTCGGAGGATAACCAGCCCAGAATATCCACCTCTGAAAAATCCAGGATTTCCTGCGTGGTTTTCGGGTAGGCGTAGATCGGATTCAGCTTGATGGTTACACGTTCAATTTTCGGGGTGTTGGTTTCACTACGTGCGCTGCCTTCTGTGCCTCGTCCTACAGTTGCGCCGCCAGTGGAAACCAGTTTCTGAAACTCATTTGATTTTGCGGTCTTCACGGTCGCGATCACGCGCATAACACTGTCATCCTGTAGCTGGCGCATGACTTCGCGATCAAGCTCAGGAATTACGGTATATCCGCCATCCCTGCCGCTGTCAGTGCTGGTGGACAGTGATCGCACATCTCCGGTTACGATGTAGTTACGCAATTCATCAGATGATAATTTCTGGATGCCCGTTCCTGGCTTGCTGCGTTCTTCATCAGCCACAGACTCGAGGCGGTAAATTTCTGTGTCGAGGGAATCGGCTTTTGCACGCAGTTCATCAAACTGTTTGCCCTCGTCATCGTTCAGGCTGCGGTTTTCACTGTCGGCTTTTTCCAGCAGGGATCGCATCTGGTTTTTCAGGGCGGTTTTTTGCTGGCGGAGTTCGATTAATTTCTTCATGAAGGTTTTCTCGTATTGGTTAAGATTCAGGACGTGAAACCAACACGGAGGGAGCGCCGCCCGACACTCTCGGCATCTCGCAGATCAACCCGGCATCGCGCAGGGGGTCAGGCGGCATTGTGGCGGCTCACGTCTGAGTGCCACACGCCAACATATACATAAAAATCAGTATGTAAACATCAGCCAGAATCACCGAACAACCTGGAACAACCACGAACAAATAATTTACAAAACCTGAAAAAAAGACCTGGAGAAAATCCAGGCCTTTATCGCTTTATTGTTTCACTGGATCCCGCATTCTGCGTCTTATTTTCCACAGATATTCGATCATCGCTTCCACCTGCTCACGATTGGTTGCGAAAATTTCCCCGGTCAGTGAGCTGCGCAGAAAATCATGATGATCCACAACAAACAACGCATCGGAAGAAAGCAGACGGCGATATTTTTTTGCTGTCGTGGTTTCCAGATCATCAAAACCATGAAACTTTTTATGTTGCTGGACTTCTTCAAATGTCACTGGCATGTATCCCCCTTTGCCGCCCGGCGCTGGCGCTTGTGCTTCTCATTCAGCGCCATCAGCCGCGTTTCTGCCTCCTGCTGTTCCTGTGGTGTCACTTCCCCACATGGCTGGCCTTTCAGGTCGTATCGTACCCCACCAGCAACCAGGGCGCGGTAATAGCGCGGAGACTGCGCATAAGATGCCAGCGTCGCACGTAATGCCCCCGGCCCGAATGCCAGCCCCCTGACGGCGAGATCCTGCATCAGGTCGTCGAATATCCCCACCTTAAGCGGCTTCGGTGCTTCCCTGTTGAATAAGTCAGGCCACATCTCAGTGAGGCGGTTAACGCGCCTGCGGTTTTTGCGCTGGCGTTTGGTCATATGCCGCCACGGTGTCACCCCTGTGGGCTGCCCTTTGCGGCTCTGCTGTGCGTTCTGATTGCCGGGTATCACTTTATGCGCCGATGTGGTTTTATCCCGCTCTTGCGCCGCCTGCGTCGTTTTCTGCGGCGTGCCGTAAATGCCTTTCGGTTTTCGGTTAATGGTCAGCTTTGTCATGCCTTCCCCTGTAATTACTCTGTTCGCTGTTGTGAATTAAAACGGTATGTTATCCCCGTACAGGTCATCGTGCTGGCCTGTCTGTTGTTTTGCCCTGTTCAGTGCGTCAGTGGCCTGCCCCTGTTGGCCTTTTTTGCCGCCCGGTCGCGCCGTTCTCGCACTGATTACGCTGTCTGCGATGACCTGCCAGCCCTGCCGCGTTTCGCCGTTCTGCCCTGTCCACTGCTTACCTGCATGTTACCCGCCACGCTCACCAGTTCGCCTTTGCGGTGTTTTGCCAGTGCGTCGGCCTGTCTGCCAAACGCCAGGACGGATAACCACATCGTCGCCGTTCCGTCATCTGCCTGGCTGCATGGCAGGGGAACCGCCATACTCGCCATCGCCATTTGTGTTCCCTTGCTGGTGGTCTTTAACTGCGGGTCAGCCACCAGCCGCCCGTAAGCCGCTATCTGTGCTGTCATGCTGTCTGCTCTCCGGTTTTAACGTTGATGGTTACGCTTGTTTACACCCTTACGGTGAAATTCTGCGGGTTATAATCGCACTTTTGCGGGTTATAACTGCCGTTTTGCGGGTTACGTGCGGGTTATTGATTTCCTTTTTATTCATACAGTTAATGCACTTATATACATGATAACCCGCATAACCCGCAACTTTTCACCTCACACAGGGGGTTAATCTTCTGCCTCAGGCTGGAACATCAGCACGTAAAAAACATGCTGCTTCCCCCCAATTTTGCCGAGCGCCTTTTTCTTGTAACGGCGATCGTTACCCGCTTCCAGCATTCCGGCAGCACTCAACGCGCGGGCAAAGTGAGACGGATTAAATCCCTGTGCTATCTCACCCTCAAATACATGCGGGAACGTGTAAAAACGGAACTCGTCATCTTCGTTTCTGATACTCCCCTTTCTGTATCCGGCAAGTTCTTTAATCGATAAATCACGCTCGTCGGTATTGGGCCACGGAAGGTATCTGCTGAATCCGAACGACGCTAAAAAAGCTTCTGCCTGTTCAACCATCTGTTTAAATTCCCTGTTACCCGTGCCGAACTCCTTCACCCAGGCATTAAAATTATGCTGTATGGCATCGCGGCATTCCTGCTCATCCCAGCCAGTAACATGACCTGAAAGCACAAGCGCGGCCTCCAGTATGGCAAATCGCTCCCCCACACGGTGAACCTGTTCGCCGTAGCTCTCCGGTATCAGGTTGCGCCACCGCTCACGGCATGTCCTTACCGTGTCCTTTGCCTCCTGCTGGTGTTCTGCCAGCCATTTAACCCACTCACGACCCGCCGCCCCGTGATTTTCTGTCCAGGCATCCTTTAACGCGTCTGCGTGCGCCTTTCCGGTGCTGTATTCGTGAAATTGCGTGGCTTTTTCCATCGGAACGTTAAGCAGGCGGACAAGCTGCCCCGCTTTGACTTTTATCCCCTCCGTTTTGAGGAATGTCTCAACGTCCATTTCTCCGGTGCTGATTGCCACCGTGCGCCAGTGTTTGATCTCCCTGTTGCCGCCGTCCTTCGCCCCCTGTAATTTCCCCGAACCGTTAAACAGCGTATAGGCTGACGTGGACACCTCCCGCGCGTTTCCGGCCTGGCCTATTTCATCCAGGGGTAAAAGCCCGTCATTGTGTGCCTCTGCTTCGTTGGCGATACCTAACGCTGTGCCGTACCAGGTCAGCCGCTGCGCGTCCGGCTCTCCCCATAAACTTGATGCGATGTTCTGTGTGGTGGTTTTCCCTGCCGATGACTGTTCGAAAAGATGTACCCCGAAGCCGTCAGCGCCCACCAGCCCGATTAATGGTGCGGATAACGATACCGCCACACCCAGCATCATGGACGGATTACCACCAGCCAGCCGCGCAACGGTATCGCGCCAGCCCTCCGCCGTTCCTGCCACGGAATAGCCATTAACAGCAGCCGTTTTTCCGGTAAACAGGACTGGCTTTTCGCAATCACCAATGACCGAACCGTCCGGCATGATGTACGCGCCAAAATGCCAGCCCGTTGTTGTGCTTAACTGCCATTCCTCATGGCTTCCGCTTAACTGCATCCAGTCAGCCAGGATAGCCCTGTATTTACCGTTGGTTGTTACGTTCAGTCCGTGGTCTTTCAGCAACCGCCAGCCGTCACGGTCGCCAATGCCACCGCACGGAACCGCCATTGTGATGACTTCATGGTTTGCTAATTTTTTCCAGCGCATCACGCGGTAATGCTCTTTACCGATTGTCCCCGTTCCCAGTAGTTCAAGCGGGGAACATAACCACGTCTCAGGCCGGATAATTTCGCCTGACTGCTTATCCACTTTTGGCGTTACCCAGAAAACACCATCGGCGCGACTTTCAACGCGGGGCTTTAATTCATCATCGCCCTGGATTTCTGTGATTTTTTTCTTTAAGGGCAACACCAGACTTTCCCCGCGCTCGTATTCGTCTTTGAGGCGAGGCAACTGGTCGGATAAATCCGCCGGGCTGATGTCAGTTATCCCCGCGTATTCGTATACGGTCTTCACGCCAGCCACAGCCAGCAACGTGACGATCTGTGTAAGGCTACGTTCAGTGATGTGCCCTGCGCGGTAAACACGCACACACTGACGGCTATCATCAATAATTTGATAACCGGTAATATCTTTCAGGTGTTCATCTGACAGAACGACAGGCGGCACATTGTCGGCGGCAATATGCTTACCTGCCCATTCCTGCCACTCTTTCGCATGGCTCCACGCATCACTACCCGCAAAGATGATAACCTCCGTCATTTTGTCGGCTGGCTGGTGCTTTAAGTTTGGTGCGCGCTTCATTTTGCCTTTCCCCGTTCACGAATAATTTCACGTACTGCCTTAATGCGTTCCATTCCTGTAACGCGCATGATTCTGTCGATGTCGCTTAATTCTGCTGGTGGTGCTTTACTTACCAAGGTGAACTCCCTGTCAAAGCGCATATGTGACGACACGCAGGGATGCGCATAACCTTCGCGGATATAGGTCACACGAAAATCATCGACGGTTTTGATCGTTATCGTGCTGCCGTATTTATCCTGGAAAATATCGCCGGGGCGGATTTCAGGCCGAGCGGGGCCGCTGGCAGTAAAGCCAGAATTTTTCTTTTTCATGTTTTTTACTCCAGAGGCAGCTTTTTAGCGGCGAGCTCAATATCAGATGTCAGAGAAACCTGTGTATTTGCCAGGTCTAACAACAAAGAAATAAGAATTTCTTCTCTGCTATCGGATTTATCGGTGCTAAGGCTGTTCATCCACATATTGACGACTTCCCTGATTTTTTTCGCAGAGTGCAGGGCTTCAAATGCCAGGTCTTCAATATCATGTTTATTTCGCATAATCGCCCCCGCCATTTTCACAATCAGCAATCAGGATGGCTTTTGCCTCATTCAGCGCCATATCAGCACTAAATTGCATAACAGCCAGTGAGTGAGGAACGAAAGCCCCGGCATATTCTGTTTCGCTGGTGGCGTGCTTATGCGCCTTGTCTGCGATAACAGAAATATCAATCAGCGCGTGCATCAGCGTTTTGATGGCTTCGGCGGCTGCGTCCGGACGGGTGTTATTGCACATGGCGCACCTCCTGACGAATACGGGCAGCGAATACCATCACGCAGCCAGCCGGGGATTGCTGGCGTGCTTCCTGTTCGCTAGTGGCCTCAATGGTAATCACACGCGGTTGTGCCGTGCTCAGGGCGATAAAACGCCAGATGTATTTATTCAGGTTGTGCGAGTCCCGCCCTTGCGGGTGTGTGGTATGATTTAACATAGCTACCTCGATAATCTTGCTATCGTTGGTGGTTAGAAGCCCGGTTAGTGTTAGCGCACTGCCGGGTTTCGTCGTTTGTATTTCAATAAAACCATTGGTGTGTTTCATGTTATTTTGGAGTGAAACACACGTCAAGCCTTTTTTGTATTTCTTTTTTGTGTATACTGAAACACACCAAATTTGAGGAGTTTCAGTTATGGCGACTACCAACAAAAACGCTAAATCACAATTGACCACCGTCAGAGTCCCCCACGATGTTATGGAGGGCATGGAATCCGTAAAACTGGACGGCGAAAGCAACGCCGGATTCATAGTAACCGCCATGCGCGGTGAGATCGCCCGCCGCCAGGCAGAAGGAAGCGGAGAAAATCCCCTGGTTTCTTCGCTCGATGCACTGGCGCAGGTGGAAAAAATTGGAGTCAAGGCTGCCGAGGAGATCGGGCAACTCGTCACCGTCGCGCGTGAAGAACTCCAGCGACGCAAGGTCAAAGAGCAGGAATAGCCACTATCAGCGCCATAGTTTGAGGAACGCAGGCGCATTGCTTTACAGGACAGCACCATGAGCGACACAGAATCAACCAAAACACCATCACCAACTCGTAAGAGACGACGCAAAAATATAGCGCATGAACATGAATCAGAAAGATTCGCACCTTGTTCGTTTGCTCTTGAGAAATTCCTTAAAGAGCACAGGAAAAAGCTCTCGTTGCAAACCTTGGAACGAACCAAATCTGACTGATCACATTGCCCACCAGCCGCAAATGTGGCATTGTTGGTGATGCTTTTGTTTTCCCTTGTTCCCACTGGCGACCCTTTTGCGGTCGCCTTTGTTTTGCCTGTTATCCGGCAATAGTGGCGCTTCGTCACCTGTCTGATATAATTCCACAGCTTATATTCATTTTTTGCGCAGTAGGTTAATTGTTCGCAAGGGCGCTCCGGCAACGGGGCGCTTTTTGTTTTTACCCACCAGCACAATAAAAATCTTCATTTTCCATTTTTGTAAAATTTCATGCTTTCCGGACGACTGGTCATATGTCATTTTTTAGCAGAAGATTTTGCCTTGCTGGTGGGTAGCTTCCCGGTCAACACGATGTACCGTATAATCAACACCGCGTGTGGTTACTGAATACGCTCACCAAAGTAAAACTCAGGCTGGTATTCACGTATCAGCCTTTTTTCTTCTTCCTCCAGCTCACGCTTTTTGCGCTTACATGCCTGTAGCTCCCTCCCCTTCTCACTGGCACTTATCTGGTATTGCTCTTTGCGGCGGGAAAAATCCTGTAATGCGCCCCACGGGATACCATAAGCCCCCGTTTTTCTGATACCCGGTATCACATTTCTGAATACCCAGTTACTGAAACGATGAGCAAATGTGCCAGGCGTCGTTGCTTTGCGGCTGCGGGCTATTAGTTTGTAGAAACCTGACTCGGAGATAATGCTCATATTCTGATTTCCTCCGGGGGTGTAAGTTAAATTTACTCCCTTTTCGTCATCATCAAGCATCTGCAACGCCGTACGCGAATTGGTCAATTCCAGCGCAGCACAAACATCCTTTGCAACAAACCACGGATCGCCGTTTAGATACACCACACGAACATCCACGCCATCAAAGCGCAGAACGACCAGATCACGAATATCACAGAATTTTTTCACATGACGTGCGTCACCCTTGCCCGTCACGGCAATATTTTTATTCATTGCTTTTTACCTCACATACAAAAAACCCCGCATTGCGTGGTGCGGGGTTGTCGGTAATTACTTATTGGCGTTTTTGTATGGGCTGTTTACTTCCTTTACTCCTGGCGGATGCATAACCCACCAGAGCACATCAGAGAGCAACCAGGAAACAGACACTTTCCCTAAATGAGCACGAGCAGGAAATGCTCCCTCCTGTTCAAGTACCCAACGTCTGCTTCTTGAAAGCCCGGTACGATTGGCACACTCATGTTCGCGTATACGGCGATCATACGGTTCGCCATGATCTTTCAGAATCTGAATGCGTTCTTCGGGTGTAGGATAAATAAATTTTTGCATAAAAATATCACCTATAAAAAAACCCGCCAAAAGACGGGTTGATTATATCTCATTTAATTTAGCTCAGGGTTTCCATTCACCTTTTACCCATTCCAGCACCTCAGATAAGCGCCAGACTTTTGTTTGTGGGCCAATACATATTTTTCGTGGAAATTTTCCTTCCTTTTCAAGTAACGATCTGTGTCTCCTGCCAAGAGCGGTTAACCATGCACATTCATCCTCCTTAATCATCCTGTCGATTGTTTCATCATTTTCAAGTTCTTCACGCGTAACTATTTGAATCATTACTGTCACCACTAATTTGCTTATTCAGATAGTCGTACCACCAGTTCATAGCTTCTTTTTTCTGTCCATATACTGGCTTCTGTTATAAACCCCGGCAACACCGCCTAATGTGTGCCCAAGCAACTGTTCAACCACATTATGTTCAAAACCATGATCACTTAGTTTTGTGGCAAACACTCTTCGCATATCATGCGCCGTCCATTTCTCCGAGTGTTTCATCCTTTTCCATGTCTTACCGATAGTTACGCTTGCCGTACACTGACGCATATCAAACCCAATCACATTTTCTTTGTTACCTGTTATTTTTTTAACGTAACTAACCAGTTAAACATGCCATCAGGAATCGGTCTGATTATTTCCCTGCCATTTTTGCTATGATCAGCGGGAACGCGCCATAATTTCTTATCAAAATCCCACTCTACCCAGGACGACAGTAATACTTCTGACAGTCGACAACCAAAAACTACCAGGAAACGTAAAATAATTCGGTTTTCATATGATAATTCGTGATTGTCATAATCAGTATTAATACTTCGCCATAAATCTCTGATTTCATCATCTGTTAAAACCCTGCTTCTTCGCGCAGACTTTTTTCCCACATCACAGACCTCAAGATCATCAATTTCATGACTAATCGCGTATTTTCTTACCCTACAAAATTTAAGCGCCTGTTTTGATATACGCAACAAAGCTCCGGCCTGTACAGGTGCTACTTTTTTTATTTTGTCAAAACACTTAATCCACATAGATATAGAGCAATCACTAAGTGGTACATGACCAATCACCGGATAAATATGTTTACCAAAGCACTGCCTGATATGTTCTGCTCCCCTACGCTTATCCATTGCATAATTATCAAGCCAGTATTCAAGTGCCTCACGAACGGTAACAGGTTGCAAGGTGGCTTCCCGTTCAATTTTTATCTGAATCCGTGGATCTCTGCCCTCCGCAAGCCAGGTTCGACACTGATCGCGCATCTCTCTCGCTGATTTGAGACTCAGATCAGGATATTTTCCAAGTGTCAGCCAGATGGGCGCGGTTCCCCTTCCCGCCAGTCTGTAAAAGAAAACAAAACTAACACATCCGTATTTACTGACCCGTACCGAAAGCCCGTTACCATCAGCGATGGTTTCCTGCCTCTCACTCCTGCGCCCAAGCAGGGAACGAAGTTTTTTATCGCTCAGTTTGTTTAGCGCCATGTGATTTATAACCCGTTTTTGCAATACACAGTGCAATACACAAATGATGAAAACAGCCAGAACCTTCCAGAAAAAACAAAAACGACGAACAAGAAAAAATCTTTTTCTTTCATTTGGTTACTAAAAAAATCAGGACAGGTCGCACTGTTGTTACGGCGTGATGTTACTTTCTTGGTAAAAAAATTCACCCGCGCAGAGACCTGTTCTTTCGCTTTTTTCGCCAGGCGACGCAGATCATCCCAGCGTTTACAGATGCCCAGGCCGGGATTCGCTTTCTGCCAGACCGTTTCATCAAACGGATCATCTCCCTCATCGAGGGTGTAAATAATCGCAAAGTAGGAGTCGTCTTTTACAGCGCCCTCCACATCGCTGTTATAGCCACGCAATACCTTGATGGCGTAATCACGCTGCTCGTAACAAATCCCTTCCTTGTTAAACCCTGCCGTGGTGATACCAAATAACAGGGACTGCAGGCGGGCACCGGTTGCCGTTTCCAGAACGTCCCACACGTCGCGGGTTTTATGTGCATGCAGCTCATCAATAATGGCGCAGTGGATGTTCAGACCATCCAGGTTGTTTGCATCCGAGGAAAGCGGTTCAAATTTTGATGCGCTCTGCTCCTGGTAAATCGCCAGCTTGTTGAAATCAAACAACCGCCCGAGTGTCGACCGGGCTTTTCTGACCATATTTTTGGCGTCTTCAAACACAATTCTGGCCTGGTCACGCGTGGTGGCGGCTGAATACACCTCAGCACCGCCTTCACCATCTGCCCCCGTCATATACAGGCCGATACCCGATGACAGAGTTGATTTTGCGTTTTTACGGGCGACTTCGTTGTACGCCGTCCGGAACCGGCGCACCATCACCGGACGTCCGCTGCCATCGCTGCGCATGACAACTTCCCCGGTCTCTTCATTCACCAGCGGAATGACAAAACCAAAAATATTAATGAGGATAAATACATGCCAGTCCATCAGTTCAATGGGCTGGCCTGCCAGCGCCCCTTTTACATGAGGCACAAATTTGTAGAAATTCAGGATGTGCTGCGCACGGGGTTCACTGAAATAAATCCCCCGCTCTTCGCCGTACTTCAGATCATCAAGAAAACGCTGGCAGGCCAAGCGGACAAATTCGCCAGCAACAATTTCTCCTGCAACAACACGTTCGGCGTAGCGGATCCCGTCAGCCACTTTTGCCATCAGTCTCTCGCTTTTAAAAGCTCCGCCAGCGGATCAACATCATCCGGTCCGGCGATATTTACTTTAGCCCGGCTTGCCGGTGACATACCAAACTCTGCAAGCATTGCCCGGATCCGCTTCCAGGCATCCGCTTTCATTGCCGCCGCGGGGTGCGCCTTAATCAGTACATCACCGCTCTGCGTTTCCGTGCGGTAGGTATACCCCTCAACATCGAGTGTTTCGCAGTGATGCCGATATTCGGTGTAGGCTTCCACCAGCAACTCGAGCGCACGCGCATCAAGCTGAGAAATGATCCCTTCCGCATTCAGCTCTTCCGCCATTCGCCTGAACCAGTACTTCCCCTGAGCCCCTAAATGCTGCGGAATTTTAGGAAGACCTTTTTCATCCTTTTTAGCGGTTTTTTTGTGGTCTTTAACGGGGCGCTTTGAGGGGTTGCCTCGAATCAAATGCAGGCGTGGCGGGGTTTTCGGAGGTCCTGACATAATCGGTCTTACCTATCAATCGTTTGTTCACATTTCCAAAAAAAAGTTTTCGAACCTGCGGCGATGTGAGGAAGGGTCAGGCGGCGGTACTGAGCAGCCAGGGCGGCAGAGATTTGCCCCGCCCCTCCCCTACAGATGAGAACTGTTATCAATTGATGCGTTCGCGCGCTGTTTTTGCTTTATGGCAGGGCCAGCACAGACTCTGCAGGTTACTGTCTGCATCCGTGCCACCATGAGCTTTCGGAATGATGTGGTCCACAGTTCTGGCTTCAACAGCTCTCCCATTGCGCAGGCAGTTCTGACACAGATGATTATCACGCTTCAGTATGCGCGCACGTATGGCATCCCATTTCGAGCCATAGCCACGCTGGTGGCGGCTCAGTCCGCGCTGGTGCTGCACCCAGCCTTCACCCCAATGTTTATCGCAGTAGCCCGAACTGTCTGTTGTTGTGCCTGCGCAGCCTCGCTTACGACATGCGCGGGGGATTCGTGATGGCATGGAACTTCGTTCTCCAGCGATTAAAACGTTTCTCTCTCGGGGATAACATGTATTGCATTCAGTCCCGCCGCCACAGCGTGCTGATTATGTTCATTGACAAGCTGCATTGTTTCATCAAGCAATTCACGACAGCGATTTGCATTCGTTTCGATGCTCAGCACCAGTGAATGACCCCCACACAACCGCCCATCCAATAAAAATGGAGAGTCAGCAGAAACAATTTCCGATTTTATGGGGTCAGTTCAACGGAAGGGCTGCTGTAATGCTGTGGACAATACTCCTTTTGTCGCTTACTGGTTGAATATCCTGGTTTTTATGCGCTTTATCCATTGTTAAAATACAACCTCAGCCCTCCAGTGTTCGGACACTGTGTGAACAATGAATAAGAGCCTTGGCTGACGGCTCCGCAAAAGGAATGACAATGACAAGCTTTAATATAAATTTAAATGTAACAACAAAGGTTGAAACCATTTCTGACGTAGCTTTAGAAATTTCCCGTTTAAAAGTTACGATTGGAATATTATTGGCTAAACTACCTCCAGAACAGCGTGATTCATTCATTGCAGATCTAAAAGGCGTCGGGCTTAATGAAGAGGCCAGCTTATATAGTAATTTCAACCCAAAGATATAATCTGAATCCATCGTTTACAGGAGCGGGGAGGGAGCACCTCCCCCCTTTTCTTTATTTGGTGTATGTAATATTTCCTTTTAAGTAAAACGCTCCCGTATTATCAAATGCGCCCTCAGGTTTTTTATTGAGAATTTTTAATAATTTTGACTTCATAGCAATATTAAAAATCTTTGGGAAAAGAAACATATTTCCTCCTGAATAAATATGCGAGGATGAATTGAGTTCACTTTATCTAACCTCACTGCATACACTGCCGGATGCCATCAATCAGTTGGCAGGCCTGAGAAGCAGCGTCAAAAAACTGGCGCGCCTTATCCAGGCTAACGCATCCCGCCAATAAAAAAGGCACCAGTATCGCTACCAGTGCCCATTTCGCCGCCGTTCGCGGCATTCTGTGTGTCCAGTGTTTTCTGCTCATAACACACCTGGTTATCAGCGTTTCAACTGAAAGTGAGGCCCGTCTTTCAGTGTTTTCCAGTCCCCGCCCCATTCGATGGCAGTTCCCAGCTCTGCGGCAGCCTGCTTAAATGCCTGCGCGATTTTCTCGTACAGAGGCCAGTCCCATGACACCTGGCTGCCAATGTAGGCCACAACATCCACCGCATCACCGGTCAGGTGGCGGCTGTTCATGGTCTGGCTTTTCCCTTCCGCGACCAGCTGTTTCTGGCGATACTTACTGCGCAGGCCTTCCGTAATACCGAAATCAACCTCCGTCAGTTCCAGCGCACGGCGAACGACAGCAACCAGCTGTGGTTTGACGCCCTCCAGATTCTTTTCGCTGCGACGACTAAATCTGAATTTACCCGACATACTCACCTCAACAATGGAAAAATTCTTGCGACGTTCCCGCGTGCGCGTATTACCAGCACGCAGAACAGCAGATTAAAAAACACTTCCAGCCAGCCCGTTGCTAATGGGCGACCACACAGATAGCTGAGGGGCGCAAAGGCATACAGCAGCATCAGCAGCCAGGCCAGCCATGACATCAGCGGTTTATGTCTGGAATCACGGCGACGATAAAAAAAGAGCGTCAGCACGATAACCGTGCATAACGCCACATTCAGCAATCCGGGAAGGTTACTTAACATTGCCGCCTCCTCCACCCCGCAGGCGGGAGAACAGGCCGGACACCAGCGATGCAATATCCTGCTGGTGGATGAACGACAGAATCTTCACCGACACCACTGACACCAGCACTGCACACAATGCGTCGACAGGCGCTCCGTCAAACCCTGTATGCTTTACCAGCCAGGATGCCAGAACCTCTGCGCCCAGCACACCGATAATGAACGACACCAGAAAATGCGCCGCCACACGCCAGGCTGAAAGCGCCTGCGGCATCGTTGCCACAAATAACGCCCCGGCGAACGCACCAAACACAATCCCGAAATCCGTTCCGGTAAACAACCCGTACACCGTCGCCCCGCCGAGCGCCGCAGCCGTGCCGGAACCGGATAAGGGTTCAGACATACTTTTTCTCCTGTAAATAAAAAAGGGCCACCAGCGGCCCGTAAAAAACACCCCATCAAAGACACCCGCAGATGCCTTTTATGTGGTGTTATCTGATGTGATGTGCGCCTGACGTGGCTCGGAGAAAATGAAATAAAGCTTATCTGAAATTAAGGTTAATCCGGGGATTTAAACCATTTTTAAAGCTTAGTAATATCAAATCGTCTCCTGGAGGAGACTGATGCTTATTCTTCTTCACGGACTTTGTCCCGCGGCGTTAATCCGACAGCCGCGCTTTTTTTGCGCTCAGTTCATTATTAGCTTTCATGGCCTTGCCACACGGGTAATATCAATGCCCGTGTATTCTTTTCTGAGTTCAGAATAAAAAAACCGCCCGATAGAGGCGGTTAAGGATGCATTTCCAGGTTTTGCTTAATATATGATTAATCTCAATGTCATGGTGTTATTTACAACACCAGAATGATGCATCATCGGCCCCTGCCAGAAACATTGCAAATCTCTACCAATAATGCACCATTCCGGTGACGTAAAAAATGGCACTGGTGCTGCAAGCGATATCACTCCTTACAGTACAGGGCGAGGTAAGGAGTCAGGAAAAACGCCCCACATAAAATGTGTCAGTGCCTAACACAACCTAGTATCAATCGTCCTCTGCTGGAGCGGGTAGCGGGAATCGAACCCGCATCATCAGCTTGGAAGGCTGAGGTAATAGCCATTATACGATACCCGCATATGGTGCCGACTACCGGAATCGAACTGGTGACCTACTGATTACAAGTCAGTTGCTCTGCCTACTGAGCTAAGTCGGCACTGGACCGCCACCGGGGACTCGAACCTCGCACACTCAACTTAAAGGGTTGACGCTCTTTCCTGATGAGCTAGTGGCGGCTGGTGGCCCTTGCTGGATTTGAACCAGCGACCTGGCGATTATGAGTCGCTCGCTCTCACCACTGAGCTAAAGGGCCGGGCGCAGGATAATAACGTTACGAAATCAATGTTGCAAGCATTCAAAAATCACCCTTATCTCCTCCACCAGCGCATTCACCATGTCTATCCGAGATAAGTGGCACAAAAAACCCGCTTGTGGGCGGGTTTTGTTTGCTTTTGCCATCACGTACAAAATCGGCAAAATATCAGATTTGCATGAAATATATGCCTTTCAATCTACTTTTGCAACACTTTGCTTTGAAAATGCCGCCTTTTGTTTTGAACGTGTTCTCATTACAAACAATAAAGCCTCACTATCAAGTCGGTGAAAAATGTGTTTCATTGCAACCCAGTGACGAGTAAATGTTTTGGACCAGTTTTTAGTTGTCACTCCCGCCAGTAATGCCAGCTCCTGGTATTCATAACCTTCCCCACCAAAAAGTTCTGCTTTTAATGCCTGCGCCGCCAGCCAGATTAATTTTTTCAGGCGTTCCTGCGTTTTCCCTGCAATTTTTCTGGTACCGGATTGAGTATTAAATTCATTCCACGCCCACTGTGTTATCGCGATCTGATATTCCCAACAAATACTCCCGCTGTAACACCACAACAACCAGGCTTTATGATGTTCTTCAAGAGACAGAACTGCCCGTCGCCATGATGATGTCGAAAACTCAACCTGACTTACCAGAGCAATTGATGAGCCTTTCGCCAGTGATTGTTTTCCCGGTATCGGTGGACTATCCCGCGTTATCATTCTTCCAGTCACTTCATCGCGGTACCGGATTTTTTTACGCCTGTAACGCCCTGTATCAAACATGGCATTCTCCTGCCAGGCTTCAAGCTGACCTTTTGTTGCCCCACTCAAATCAGCGGTAGCGATAATGAGCTGCTCACGCACAAACTGTAAATACTGGTTATTCATGCGCACTCCAGTTCTGTGATTTTTATCCCCAGCCGACCACCAGGAACAGGCAGTCCGCGCACAATATTGATTTCATCAAACTGCTCGTCGTCTATGAGAAGTCCGGCATGCGTCAGCGCATCCAGTGGTGCCTTCAGGATATTGTCCAGGTCGCGGCGGCGCTTATCCGGTGGCTCTGCAATAATTTTTATTGCCAGCCTTCCGGACAGGTTTAATTTCAACCGCTGCTGGCGAACAATTAGTGCCACATCACGGCGATAACGCTCACCGACTTTTGATACAAAATATGTGTTGCCACGACGTCGCCAGTAAGTATTCACCGTCGGCGGATAAGGCAAAACAAACTCTATACGCATCAGTAACCTCTTTTACCCGAGCACGCCGGTTGCAAAGGCGTGATCAAGAAAACGAAAAATTAAATCAACCTGGGAACCATGCTTTTCTTCGAACGCCAGCGGATCCGCATGAAGTTCGTTGTGATGTTCCCGGCACAACGGTAGCGTGAAAATATCGTGGGCCTTTGTTCCCATCCCTCCCTGACCGTGACCAATCAGGTGATGGGGATCGTCGGCTGGCTGACCACAACACGCACACGGCTGTGTCTTCACCCAGCGCGTATATTTCTCATTTACCCAACGGCGACGTTTAGGTCGCCTCATGAAAGATTCCGGAGACTCCGGATCAACGGTGATGCATACCACCGTCTTTTCCTGTGGTGGGTTCTGTTGCTGGTGGGCATGAGGCAACGGCGCAAGATTTTTTGTGCGCTGCTTCAGTATGCTGGTGGCGGTCTGCTCTCCCGGTACGATGTCGCTTTCGCGGTACAAGGAGCGGATTTTTTCCGCACGTACCCCCAGAGAACGACGTAATACTGCCTCCGGAAGCGCGTCCGCCACCTGATTGCAGACCGCCCACCAAGATAATTCAGCCAGCGACAATTCCCGCTCCTGCGTGCCATTCATTGCATGGCGTATGACGTCAATCATCCATGCTGACAGGTTTTGATGAGCAAGTTGCCCGAGTGATTCGGATGTCTGGTCACGCAACTGGTTGTCGCAGTGCCAGCACAACACCATCGCGCTGGTACCGTAACGATGTATGACGATTTCACTGTGATGATAGTCACCATGAGGCCACTGGCAGGATTTGACATGACGCAACAGCCAGTCAGACAGTGCCCCAGCGCCGCCAGCAGCACGAATCACCCGCTCATCGCTGAAAAATGGCAGTAATGATTTATCCTCCGCCAGCGGCTGGCGAACGGCAGGGACGACTCCGGACGGCAGACCGCGCATGCTTTTCGGTTCAGGCTCCACCAGCACTCGAGGGTTATGAAATACTTGCATGGATTCACGGCCCGGCCTAAGGACCACCAGCCCGAGTTCCGGTACCAGAACAGGTCGAAGTAATATCCGCACGTTACCTCCAGATCCGTTGCTGGTATGTGCGGGATGGGTGCGGTGGGCGTTCGGAATAAGGGAGCCTGACATAGATTATCCAGTGACGATAATCGAGGCTGAGGGCTTTCTTAATCTCGTATCCGCGTCTGCGATAGTTATGAATTAGCCATTCGGCCTGTTCTTCAGTACATGGGTCATGCTGGAACCAGTCAGATTTGAAAGTGCGGGAACGCCGCCCGTGCCTGCTGGCAAAGACGGCAGAATCATCAGAATTGTGTAATTTGGTATCGTGCGCCATCGGTTGTCTCTGCTGGCGCAGCAGGTGCCAGTTGTTCAGGCTGGCGTGCGAATTGTAAACCAGAATGCCAGGAAAAACAAAACCCGCCGAAGCGGGTATGCTAAAACAAACTGAAAGTAATATACCGGACTTGTAAAGGAACGATAGAATAATTATTGGATTAAACCCTGACTCAATCCAGATTTCATAGACAACAACTACGGACTAATCATCACAGTCATGTTTGATAGACTTAGTCCACATTGGGTGAGGGTTTACGGCGTTTTCACTAATAATTTATCGTCCAAGCTATACACTACTGCCCTGTTTTAACGAAGTTTTTAAAGGAAACAACTGCCTGATAGGGGTTTGGTTGACAGCCAAACATATTATCGCAAAAAGGCTTGATGAAAATTCTTGAGGATCCATCTTCATTTGGCATTTTACTCACTTGATAAGCGAGGAATGGACTATTTGGAGAGGGATTATAAGTGGAAATTAGCGTGTCTGTCGCCGTTTGAATTTTCCATGAGGAATTATTAGCCAACCAGAATTGCGCTCGTTTCCAATAAAAGTCACATTGCTTTTCATCATTACATGTTAGTGGCTTCATTGCTTCTGCTTTCAACGCTGGATCGACCTTTGCTGCACACCCTCCCAACATTACTGTTGCAATCATTACACCTGCGACTAAAACAAGTTTCTTCATCTCCCTGCCCCATCAATAAAAGTTCGGTTCTCTAATAACTAGAGTTAATCAACGGAAAAAACGCCGAAGCGGGTTAAGTGCGGGTGCGTTGAGGATGCCTGACACATCAGAGGTGGCGAGGGATTTCTCCCCCGCCAGGTCTCTTACTCCTCAGGTTCGTAAGCTGTGAAGACAGCGACCTCCGTCTGGCCGGTTCGGATTCGTACCTCGCAGAGGTCTTTCCTCGTTACCAGTACCGTCACTATGACGGTTAAACAGATGACGATCAGGGCGATTAACATCGCCTTTTGCTGCTTCATAGCCTGCTTCTCCTTGCCTTTCGGCACGTAAGAGGCTAACCTACATTTGTGAGACATAGATTGGGCCTCAGATTAATGTTAAGCGTCTTGCAGGACGCGTAATGTTAACTGGGGCTTTTCTCTATCTGCCTTTTGGTGTTCATGCCCGAGGCAGATAGCCTCAAGCACCCGCAGCAATTCTACTTAACTCTCCTTTTCCCGCAAACCGTTTTTGCTCACCATGATAAGTCGTTATTGTAATTAATTGACATAACGATTAGTCAAAACTCAATTTTTTGCGCTGGTCTTGCATTTAATATCCAACATTCTTGATGAGTGTGGTGCGCAATCAATAAATTTTGTAGTTGTGTTTTTTTGGCTTTATAATTTAACTCATTTGTCGTATCAATTATCCAATTCCCTGTCCCCGAAGAAGCCAGTGCCATGAGTTTATTACACTCTGCATGCATATTAATTATCTCACCAAACATATCTGTTTTTGTTTTTTTATTCACAAAGTTAGTAAAAATACCAGCATGCTTATAAGAATCCATTACAGTATAACGGCCATCACCATCTATATCAGAAGGTTTTGACATCCATTTAAAAACATGAAGGAGAAAAATATTGGCCGTCCAAGGAAATTCATCTCCATCAAGAAACGTTTCAGTAGTCGCTATACTCAGACTCTCAGTAAGATTAGTCGCCCCAATTAAAACAACCTCAGGCTCGCCATCCTTTCTTTTACCCGCCCCAACAAAATTGAACGTACCTGCATAACACTGTCCAAAATAAACAATAGCATTGTTTAAATTAGGTGCTCCTTTTAAAGCCTTGAGAAGTTGATGAGGAGTAATAGGATTTTTTGCATCCAGTCCTTGTGGGCAACCATGACCAGTAACAAACATTACTATGTTATTGTAGTTATTATCACGCAAGTCATTAAAGAAATCTGCTGATGCTTTTGACGCATAAGGATACTTCGAGGCTGATGAAAAAAAATCATCAAAATTCCTGTTAGGGCTGTCAATATATATTGATATGTCTCGTGGATTTATACCGGCCTTCTCAAGACATAGCACGCCAAAAACAATATCCAAAACGTGGCGCGATTCAACTTCTTCTTTAGAACAAGGCAAAAACATAACCCATTTCGTACGCTCAGACCTAAGGCTCATACATATCCTTATGATTCGAATGTTTTAAGTTAAAATTTTGTTAATATTTAGGAGGCATTGCATTACTGAAAGATGGTGGCTTTGGTATATCAATAAAGTAAAAAAGCTCATCGATGCTTAAATGTTCAGTAATTTGGGTGGACGTTATTTGCCCTCTTTCATTCAAACCAAATATTTCATCGCCAGTTTTCAGAAAAAACACCACTTCAAATGTTGTGGTTACTTCATGCGCATAAGATTTGAACAGCATCCACTGCCCGAGATTCACACACTCTTTTACTGAATCAGAAGTATCAGGTAACGCTGACGACTGTAGCCCTGTGAATTTCATCATTTATCCTTATGAATCCGCATACGACATTCTAACAACATGGTATTTTTACGAACACAAACTGTGTGGGCGAGTTACCGACCACACAGAGAAAATATAACTTTGTGCCTCCGTTTTCGTCAACCCCAGCGGCAAATCGAATACACCACCAGCGCCACCGCCATTGCAATTCCTACCGTTGTGAATGCTTCAGGCCAGGTCATCGCAAAACATCCTCCGCGCTTATCAGTTCGTTCCGCTTCAGGTAGTCCATCGCCTTATCCGGCAATTTACAGTCCGGCTTCACTTTCCTCAGTTGCCAGGTTAACTGCTTTACCAGCATGGTTAACTCGTCGACCAGACGCTGATATCCCACTGGTTTGTATTCATGCAATTTACCGGCTGGCTCTGCTGCCAGCGATGCCAATGCGATTTCCAAAACAGCAATATCCATTTTATATGTGCGGATGATGTCATGGTCGATTGTGCCTGGTATGCACAGTCTCTGTGCTTCAATAGTCTCCTCTGCGTGAGTTATTAACTGCTCTCTGGTAAAAGTGGTCATGTGTTACTCCTTAACCCGCAGTGCTTTCAACTGATGAGGGGAACAAAATCTTTTCATCAAACCCTGCATTCATATCATGAACAGCAACACACCAATCCACCGACGAACGATTATCAAGAGCCTCCATGATTTCATCCATGCGGCGTAGGTCATACAGGTAAATGTTTTTATCGCCAATGGTGTAAAAGCCAATTTTTTTCGGTGATGGACAGCGATCAATGACGTCCTGTAATTCGTTCAACCATGCCTGTTCTTTTTTTGTCAAAGTTGCCATATCAGTTTTCCTTATACGGATTAATTTTATTGTGCAGTGTGTTGAACGGGGCCCATACAACGTCGTTATACAATTCAATAACGGGCTCAATTACTTTTCCGATTATCCAGGCCAGTAATAGCGGGGATATCGGTATCATCAACACGATAAACAGAATGAGAAACAAAAATTCTGTCGCTCTACTTTTTCGCGGATATTCTTTTCTGAATAATGTAGGCATATCACTCTCCTTTGTTGCTCCTCAAAATTTTATGCCCTGGCGCAAAAGCACGCGTTTTGTCGGCGCTTATTCGCCACCCATCTTTACGTGCCTCTTTTGCACAGCCAGCCCATGACGTACCGATATACTCACCAAAATCTGGCGACTTATATTTGCCATTTGTACACTGGAGGCAATCACAATAGAGATGCATGGTGTAACTTGCAGCGATAGCCATATCACTCTCCTTTAGTACGCAAGTGGTTTTTCCAGCGGTTTTGCGCCGCGCTGCGCTTATCTTTGACTCCCTCTCTGGCAATTCCAGAATATAAGTACAACACCACACGGCGATTGCTAACTCTCAACCACTGGCTGGGATGGCAACGTCTGTATACACGGGAAATAAGCATCTTTGCTTTACGGTTTTTCATCGTACTGCGTACCCTTTCTTCCGCCTGTTCTGTGCCGCGGTAGGCTTTTTGCAAAAACCACAATCCATCATCCCGTAATGTTTCATTAACCCCATCCGTCGGTTGCTGAGTCTCACCCACTGCCAGACGCCAGGAGCGTTTCTACGAACTAACAGAATCTTTGCTTTACGGTTTTTCATCGTTTTATTCTCCGATTAGTTCAGCCATTTTTATTACCGCCCTTTCGGGCGGCCTCCGGATGATTTGAGGGTGCAGAAATCCCTCCGGTTAAGGATTTGATTTTATTTACAGTGCTAAATTTAATTATTCAGTTATGGATTTTGTCGCCCTGCGTATCCGCGCTTTCGCGTTACGCTCAATCTGAATTAACTTTTCTATATTTTTCCGCCTTTCCTGTTCCTCCTGGCGCAATAGCTTTACATCATCTGCCAGCCTGGTTTCTCTTTTCGCCACAGAGAGCATCCAGTCAAATGGCTCCACAACTGCACCGCAGATTTTACAGCGGACCTGGCGCTCTTTTTCGTCAACCCGGACAGAGGCGTGATGGCAGTATGGTCTTTCCGATGGCTCATAAAGAAAATTAACCTGATTACGTGGGTCATCCTCTTTTACCGGAAATAAAACAATATTACTTAACTCATCTTCTGGTTTTATTTCCATGCTCCTCTCCTTTGATGCGAATGCCAGCGGCAATTGAAGCCTGATAGCTAATTTCACTCACAGCACCACCTACTGAAAATTCCCCTGATAAAACGACAATATGCGCTGCATAACTTCGCTCTTCCGGCACTCGCGACAGATTATGTTTAGGCGACTGTCGTAGCGACGTATTTCTCCGTCAGGTAATGACCAGATAAGGTCCGGATCAACCACAACCGGTTTCTTCAGCTTTGCCCTCGATAATTTTTTGCGGGCATTTTGCCAGTCCTTACGAGCCTGTTCAGACGGAAATAACCCGTAACCAGAGTTGTATACATCGCCACTAGCAACCAGCTCTCTGGCAAGAACGCTCATCAGATATCTTGTCGCACCTGTTTTGACTTCCAGTTGCCGTAACGTCTCACGCCCACTCTGGCGTACGAGTTCAACAACCTGCCCTTTAATTTTTTCTCGCTCTTCTTGTGTAAAAACTTTTGCCACAAGTCCTCCTGAAAATTACCTCATGACCAGAAATTAACACTTACCCCCTGAAGCCCGGTGGAATTTCGGTATCCGGTTCAGAAATATGATTCACACAACGCTGGTTGTTCGTGCCGCTTACCGGGAGCAGCCAGGGGTTTTCAAAATTCCGGTCCGGTCCAAAAAACGTCGTCGCTCGCTGAACAAATTCCGTTCCCGTTTTCCCGGTAGCCGCAAGGTATCTTGCGTAACGCCTCACGCCATCCAGCATGGCCTCTGGTGACACCCCCTCGCGTAATCTGGCCTTCCAAGCACTGAAAGCGGATTTCTTCGGGTTTGCCCCAGCACGCAACGGGTATTCCCGCCAGACCTGTTCGAACACATCCGGATAATCCACTCGTCCCACAGGCTGCCCGGTGTTTTCCGGGACTACCCGATCGGCTTCCCGCTGAATGGCGGAATCGGCTTCAGGCTGCTGCAGTTGGTGTGATTGCTCCGGCCTTGCGGTCATCACCTGCTGCACAGCGCCCGAATCGGCTTTCAGCGCATACGCTGAATCGGCTTCCGGTGTCGTGCCTGCTGGCTGACCAAGATTGACGGTCTGAACATCCCCTGCCTGGTTCGTGGCGTTTTTTACGCCATGGACCATAGTGTTTTGATCTTCTTGATCTGTATCTGTATCTTTATCTGTATCTTTATCTGTCGTGACTCGTCGTGACATGTGCGTGACATTTCGTGACGCGCCGTGACAATCGCCATTTTGTTCCCGCTTTCTTTCCCTCTCTCGCTGCGCCCTCTTGCGCTCTGCAGGAGATTTTGCGGTTTGCGAAATATTGCCGTTGTCCTCTTTAAGCACCTGGCGTTTTTCCCATCCAGTGATTAAATCACCATCAAGTACCCGCCCCTGCATCGTCTGCAAAATTGAATCAATTACCTCTTCTGTCACGTCGAGCGCACTTGCCAAATCTTCTGTCGTGACATCAATGTGACCTCGCGTGACATTTCGTGACGCGCTCACCAGGAGGTGGATATACACTGCCATCACTGTTGCAATTGGCTGCCCTGACACCCTGGCAATTGTTCGCCACTTAGGGTCATTTGGCATGTCATGCCATAATCTGAGCCAGGCGTTAGCCATACTCACCTCTTCTGATACCGAATCTTTTTACTCACGAGTTGCCGGAAGCGATTCGATATGGCTATTGTCAGTCAATGTACTGCCACAGCATTTCCTGCCGGGCCACCACGGTTCATCTGATTGAAACCGGCGATTGCCACTGCGACAAAATCATCAGCGTCTCTCACCAATCGCTCCCGCGTCTCCACCAGCTCCCGAAAATAAGCTGAACTGTGGCTGCGCATTCTGGCCACCAGCAAAGGTGGCATTGCCTTTTCGATCGCTGGTAACAACGCCTGAATTTTTTCAACTGCATCAGGGGTGTCTTTCTCTACCCAGCGGAAAATTTTCTGGGTATTGCGAGCCAAGGCTTCCGGATGGCTGTCGTCATACAGTTCCGGGAACGTCATTCCCAGCTCGAAATACGCTTTGGTAATTTTCGCAGCCGGTACTTTTTCGCCGTCCGGATGCGCCCAGGCATTCATCGCCATGCGGATGTGTTCATGCTTGATTTTCATGAATCAACTCCCATCAGCTTTTTCGTAGTAGTTTTATTCCTGCCAATAGTTAAAATTGCATCGGCAGAAAATAATCCGTTTGATGCAAGAGCGATTTTTTCAGCGTAATTTGTTTCGCCGGTATATTCTGTGCGAGGCAATTTTCCGTTATCCATCCATTTATAGATTGCTCTTTGGCTGACACCACAAACGTCGGCCACAACAGCAACGCGAACAGTTTTGATTACATCTTCAAGTGTTTTCTGGTTCATATCACCCTCATAATGTGAACTTTGAGTACATGCTATAACAGAACTGACAGTACATTCAAGAGCGAATATCATTGAACTTATGGTTCATGAAGATAAAGCGCGTAAAGAGTTCGCCAGTAGGCTTGCGCTAGCCTGTGAAAACGCTGGTTATGAACAACATGGAAGGCAGGCAGAAATTGCCCGTCGAATGAAATTAACACCAAAAGCGGTTAGCAAATGGTTTAATGGCGAAACAATTCCTCGCCGGGAGAAATTAAGGGAATTAGCAACACTAATAGGAACAACACCAACCTATCTTTTGGGAGAGGATACAGAAGAAAGTGGACAGGTACGTTTCTATCAGGAGTTAAATCCAAGACAAAAAATCATCATTGACCTTCTGGACGAGCTCCCTGACAGTGAGACAGATGAACTTTTAAAAACTCTTGAAGAGAAAAAACAGAAGTACAATGCAATTTACGAAGAGTTAGCACGAAAGAAAAAACAAAAAGCCTCTTAAACCAGCATAAATCCGGTAGCGCCTTCCTCCGGGTTTGTGCTTCACTTTATCCCATCTCATTTTTTTACACACAGAATGTACTAAAAGTACTTTACAACAATGAACGCAAAGTACATTATATACCTGCCACCCACCCCGCCCCACAGAATGCAGGGCAATACTTCGAGTTACCAGGCAGTGGTCAGGGGTTAAGTAGCCAGCCCGAGGCGTAAGAACATGACGGCAGGGTTCAACTTTAATAACTATGCAGCAGGTTTTTGTTCCGCTACCCCGGCGTTAAGGGGAAATGAGGTCAGCATGGATACTATCAATCTTGGCAACAGCGAATCTCTGGTATGTGGCGTGTTCCCCAACCAGGACGGTACGTTCACCGCAATGACGTATACCAAAAGCAAAACGTTTAAAACCGAATCTGGAGCGCGTCGCTGGCTGGAAAGAAATTCAGGTGGGTGATATGGATTTCGACACAATCATGGAAAAGGCTTACGAAGAATACTTCGAAGGCCTTGCCGAAGGCGAAGAAGCTCTCAGCTTCAGTGAGTTTAAACAGGCGCTTTCCAGCTCGGCAAAATCTAACGGCTGATAAGCGAAGCAACACCGCGAGGAATCAGTATGCAGAAACGAGAACCCGTCATCATCGCGCCAGATTATACCGATGATGAACTTTATGAGTGGATGCGCCAGAAAATTAATGCAGCGCAGGATCTGAAATGGGCCAATGAAGCCAGGGCTAAGCAGGCTGAAAATCTGTCCGCTCTGGAGCAGGATATCACCAGGCTGGAAAAAGCAGCGGCATTAAGCATTGCCAGAATGATTACATACCCGCGTTAATAGCTAACCAACGAAGCTAAGGTTGGTAATTAAGGAGTTCTCCACGGGTGAGGTGGAGTGCGTGCGCCGGACACGGGTGAGCATCCGGCACTGACAGTTTACTGAAAGGATATTTCCATGAAAAGTCAGACCATAACGCGAAAGCGCACGGCGAGGTAGCTGGTTCATAGATAGCCTGTCGTTAAATTTTCGTCGGCCGTGCGCTTCCGGTTGTGGCACTCCGCGAAATGGCGCGGCGGTAAGTATGGCGGGGTTATTCCTTCCCCGTTGAGGACACCTGGTTGTCAGGTTGACCATACGCTTAAGTGACAACCCCGCTGCAACGCCCTCTGTTATCAATTTTCTGGTGACGTTTGGCGGTATCAGTTTTACTCCGTGACTGCTCTGCCGCCCTTTTTAAAGTGAATTTTGTGATGCGGTGAATGCGGCTAAGCGCACGCGGAACAGTTAAAACCAAAAACAGTGTTATGGGTGGATTCTCTGTATCCGGCGTTAATTGTTAACTGGTTAACGTCACCTGGAGGCACCAGGCACCGCATCACAAAACTCATTGTTGAGGGCGCGATAATGAAAACGTTATTACCAAACGTTAATACGTCTGAAGGTTGTTTTGAAATTGGTGTCACTATCAGTAATCCTGTATTTACTGAAGATGCCATTAACAAAAGAAAACACGAACGGGAGTTATTAAATAAAGTATGCATTGTTTCAATGCTGGCCCGTTTACGTCTGATGCCAAAAGGATGTGCACAATGAATCCAGTATTTGCACTTATTCTGACGGTTTTTCTTGTTTCCGGAGAGCCAGTTGATATTGCAGTCAGTGTTCACAGAACAATGCAGGAATGTATGGCAGCAGCAACCGAACAGAAAATTCCAGGCAACTGTTATCCGGTCGATAAAGTTATTCACCAGGATAATAACGAAATCCCGGCAGGTCTTTAAAACAGCACCGTAATAAATATCCAGTTTCATTCTTATATGTCAGCAATGGCAGAGATTTGTTCACCCTTAAATCTGTGATGAGGTTTACCAATAATGAGCACTGATAAAGAAGAATTTGCACTATATTGCGAAGCAAAAAATGACAAAGTAAGAAAACGCCTAGGAATTAAAGGTGGTTTTTACTGGACTACAGCAAAAAAATTATCTGTTGCAATCTCCCGCTGCATTACCGCAATGGATGACAACGATTATGATGAAGACGACTTTAAAAAACCCGTCCGCGTCAATTTGCCCGTTGTTGACGACCTTCCGCCAGAAGGCGTGTTTGATACTGAATTCTGCAACCGCTATGAAAAAGGCGGGAAAGATGGCATCACAATGACATTTATCGGCCCTTCCCCCTCTGTTCAGGACAAACCAGCCAGCACTGACAATACCAACATCAACGGCGAAGACATGGCTGAGATTGAGGAGAGCATGCTTCTGCCTGTCTCCGGTCAGGAACTGCCCATTCGTTGGCTTGCTCAACACGGCAGCGAAAAACCAGTAACGCACGTTTCACGCGACGAACTCCAGGCATTACACATTGCACGGGCTGAAGAACTACCGGCTGTTACTGCCCTGGCTATTTCGCATAAAACCAGTCTGCTCGACTCGCTGGAGATTCGCGACCTCCACAAACTGGTTCGTGACACTGACAAAGTTTTCCCTAATCCTGGTAATTCAGACCTGGGACTAATAACTGCTTTTTTCGAAGCATACCTGGACGCTGACTACACTGATCGGGGTCTGCTGACAAAAGAGTGGATGAAAGGAAATCGTGTTTCACGCATCACCCGCACGGCTTCCGGTGCTAATGCTGGCGGTGGGAACAAAACCGATCGCAATCCGAATTTAGTACACACCCTCGACACACTGGATGTGGAGATTGCAGCAGCCACACTTCCGATGGATTTTAATATTTATGAAATTCCGGGCAGCGTTTATCGTCGCGCAAAAGAAGTAGTCCTGAACAAAGAAAGTCCGTTCAAAGAATGGTCCGCAGCACTTCGTGCAACCCCGGGTATTCTGGACTATTCCCGCGCCGCTATTTTTGCACTTATCCGAAGCGCACACCCTGAATTTTATCACTACCCGGGACGCCTTCAGGGGTATATCAACGCCTATTTGACGGAAACTGATCACGAGAACCCCAGCAAGGAAACTCTCACAGCTGCCCGGCATACGCCGGAAAAAGATATCCTGGAAGAAATTAACCGCGAGGTGGTTACTGAGCGTGAAACAGAAGAAGAAAAACCACAACCATCTGACGCAATGGCAGGTGAACAGGCAACAACTGAAACAATGGAACCGGATACAACTGAACATGGCCAAAACGCGCAGTCGCTGGATGCTCAGTCGCAGGTGAGTTCCGCTAACCAAGTAAAAGTCACCGCTGACGAAGTAAACAAAATTATGCAGGCAGCCAATATCAGCCAGCCTGACGCCGATAAGTTACTTGCTGTATCGCGTGGTGAATTTGTTGAGGGGATTAGCGACCCGAATGATCCGAAATGGATTAAGGGGATCCAGACCCGCGATTCTGTGAACCAGAACCAGCAAGAAACGGAACAGAACGACCAGAAAGCGGAACAAAACAGCCCAAATACGCAACAAAACGAGCCAGAAACGAAACAACCTGAACCAGTAGTGCAACAGGAACCGGAAAAGATCTGCACCGCCTGCGGTCAGAGCGGTGGCGGCAACTGCCCTGATTGTGGTGCGGTGATGGGTGACGCAACATACCAGGAAATATTCGATGGAGAGAATCAGCCTGAAGTTCAGGAAAATGATCCGGAGGAAATGGAAGGCACTGCGCATCAGCACAAGGAGAACCCTGGCGGCAATCAGCATCACGCCAGCGATAATAAAACTGGCGAGGCGACAGATCCCTTAATTAAGGTGAATGGTCATCATAAGCTCACATCCACCAGCAGAGCGGGGATTCATCTGATGATCGACCTTGAAACCATGGGAAAAAATCCCGATGCCCCGATTATCTCAATAGGCGCAATATTTTTCGATCCACAAACCGGAGATATGGGACCGGAATTTAGCAAGACCATCGATCTGGATACTGCTGGCGGAGTCATTGATCGTGACGTCATTAAATGGTGGCTAAAGCAATCACGTGAAGCGCAGTCTGCCATTATGACCGATGAAATCCCGTTAGATGATGCACTACTGCAATTGCGGGAATTTATCGACGAAAACTCCGGTGAATTTTTTGTTCAGGTCTGGGGTAATGGGGCCAACTTCGACAACGTGATTTTACGCCGTTCATACGAACGACAGGGTATCCCCTGCCCGTGGCGCTACTGCAACGATCGCGATGTACGCACAATCGTTGAGCTGGGGAAAGCCATAGACTTCGATGCCAGAACTGCTATCCCATTCGAAGGTGAGCGCCATAATGCACTTGATGACGCTCGTTACCAGGCAAAATACGTTTCAGCTATCTGGCAAAAACTGATCCCGAGTCAGGCTGATTTTTAATGTTCAACCCTAATTGCCGCTAACCGTATATAGTTAGCGGCGGTTATGAGATATAGCTATGAGCAGCTTATTTTTAACCGAAGATGAATTGCTAATATTAACGGGCTGCAAATATGCAAGCCACCAGCGAAAATGGTTAATGGAAAACGGGCTTCCGTTCTATACCAATCGTAGTGGCAAACCGATTGTCAGCCGGGATCTATTTACCTGCAATAAAACTTTACCACCACGCGAGGTAGAGCCGAATTTTGGTGCGATCTGATGGGAAGACGAAGGAAAAATCCTGAACACGAAAAATTACCTCCAAATGTATACCCAAATAAATATAGTTATGTATGGAAACCAACATCCAGAGAATCTGTCACACTAACCGCCATCAAGGATGGTTTAGCTGCTTTATGGAAAAAGTATGAGGAAACTGTAAATAATCGCGATCGTGCAATGACATTCGGTCGCTTGTGGGAAAAATTCCTCGCCAGCGCCTATTACAGTGACCTTAGTCCAAGAACACAAAAAGATTATCTGCAACATCAAAAAAAGTTGCTTGCCGTATTCGGTAAGGTACCAGCGGATTCCATAAAACCAGAACACATCCGTCGATACATGGACAAAAGAGGGGAGCAGAGTAAAACGCAAGCCAACCATGAAAAAAGCAGTATGTCCCGTGTTTACAGTTGGGGGTATGAGCGAGGGTACGTGAAGGCTAACCCATGTGCAGGTGTAAGTAAATTCAAGGCCAAAAACCGCGAACGATATGTAACCGACAAAGAATACCAGGCAGTATTAAGCGTTGCACCTCTTCCTGTTTTTATCGCAATGGAAATTGCCTATCTGTGTGCAGCGAGGGTTTCCGATGTGTTATCGCTGAAATGGGAACAGATTGGAAACGACGGGATATTCATCCAGCAAGGGAAAACCGGAAAAAACAGATAAAAGCATGGAGTCCACGATTACAGGCAGCGATCGAAAAAGCAAAACAGTTACCAAAATCTGCCTATGTGATCAGCAATCAATACGGCAACCGATATATGTACAAAGGCTTTAACGAAATGTGGGTAGATGCAAGAAATCGTGCTGGAAAAATTTCAGGTATTTTAACCGACTTCACCTTTCATGATCTGAAGGCGAAAGGAATTTCAGACTATGAAGGAAGCAGCCGGGATAAGCAACTTTTCTCTGGTCACAAAACCGAAGGGCAAGTGCTAATCTATGACAGGAAGGTTAAAGTTTCACCAACACTTGATGTCCCGTTACCTGAAAATATTCCAAGAAAATATTCCAAGTAATTCCAAGTGTGATTTTTGTCACTGACTTAATGATGTGTAAGTGATTGAATTTTGGCGGAGAGAGGGGGATTTGAACCCCCGGTGGAGTTGCCCCCACTCCGGTTTTCGAGACCGGTCCGTTCAGCCGCTCCGGCATCTCTCCGTTCAGATGGTTGCCATGATGCCAGGAAATTTGGCATTTTAACAGTCCCTGTCCGTGCAATTTTGTTCAAGTGACGAGTTTGCGAGCAAAACGATGATTAAGTGGCCCTGGAAAGTACAAGAATCAGCACATCAAACTGCCCTTCCCTGGCAGGAAGCACTATCGATCCCCCTTTTAACGGGTCTGACGGAACAGGAACAAAGCAAATTAGTCACTCTTGCCGAACGTTTTTTACAGCAAAAGCGGCTTGTTCCTTTACAGGGCTTTGAACTGGATTCATTAAGAAGCTGCCGGATAGCACTTCTATTTTGCCTACCCGTTCTGGAGTTAGGACTGGAATGGCTGGATGGTTTTCATGAAGTCTTAATTTATCCTGCGCCATTTGTGGTCGATGATGAATGGGAAGACGATATCGGTCTGGTGCATAACCAACGTATTGTTCAGTCAGGTCAGAGCTGGCAGCAAGGGCCTATCGTTTTGAACTGGTTGGATATACAAGATTCTTTTGATGCATCTGGTTTTAACCTGATTATTCATGAAGTCGCTCATAAGCTGGACACCCGTAACGGCGATCGCGCCAGCGGAGTTCCCTTTATTTCGTTGCGTGAGGTTGCTGGCTGGGAACACGATCTTCATGCTGCAATGAACAACATTCAGGAAGAAATCGAATTAGTTGGTGAGAATGCAGCGAGCATTGATGCTTATGCTGCCAGTGATCCTGCTGAATGTTTTGCCGTACTTTCTGAATATTTCTTTAGCGCCCCAGAACTTTTTGCTCCTCGTTTCCCTTCATTGTGGCAACGTTTCTGTCAATTTTATCAACAAGATCCTTTGCAGAGACTGCATCACGCTAATGATACAGACTCGTTTTCGGCGACGAATGTTCATTAA